GGTGGGGGTCAGGATGGCCGCGCGCGCCGCCCGTTGGGAACGGGGGCGGGCGGGTCTGGTGGGTCCACGCGGGACCCCCCGATGCCGTGTCGGCACGGGTTCCGGCCCGTGTCGGCACGGCATCGGCGCGCCCGGTTGAGCGCGTGTCCGCTCATCGCCGCCCGTTCAGGATGCGGCGGATGGCGTCGCGTCCGTCGGCGGTGCTGGCGGTGATGTGTGGCGGTGCGGCCGGGTCGCGCCACCGGTCGGTGGGCGGGCCGATGTTGTACGCGGCCGGGACGGTCGCGGGGTACCGGTCGGTCCCGATGTAGCCGGGTCGGTGGGCCGGACGGATGTTTGATGCGTCGGTGGGCATGTTCTCTCCCGGCCCGCCGCAGTGCGGCGGGCAGTCGGTCGGTGCTTGGCAGGTGTCAACCGGGGCAGTGCGGCATACGTTCCGCCGTCCCGTCGTCGGCATCACCGGGCCGGACGGCGGCGGTGCTGACTGAGCCGGAACGGCATCGGACCCGGTGACCCACCGGGGGCATCGCCGCAGTGCCCGCCGTCGCTGATGCTCCGTCGCTCCCGGTGTCCGGCCCGGTGTCCGGGGCGGCGGTGCTAGGTGTCAATCGCTTAGGTCGGATGCGGCGATGCCCCGCCGTTGGCGGGGCATCGGGTCCGTTCCGTTCTCGTCTCTACATCGCAGTATGGGCCGTCCCCCGGCCCGTTCTCACTTTCCGTTGGCGGCGGCGATGGCGGCATCCTTGGCGCGGCGCGCCGCGACCTTGGCGGCGAGCGCGACGGCGGCGGCATCCGGGCCGGGTCCGGCCCATCCGCGCAGTGCCGACCCATCGCGCCATGAGCGGGGCGCGGGCATCCGCTCGCCGCCCACCGGGGCACCGGCCGCAGTGGCGGGCAGTAGCGGCGAGCGACCCGGCCGATAGTCGGCAGTGCCCCGCTCCCGCTTGGCGGGCAGGGTGACCACCGGGGCGGCGGTGATGCCCCGGTCACGAGCCGGGGCGGGCACGCGGTGCAGTGCGTCATAGCGGGCGGCGATGTACGCGACGACGGATCGGCCGGTGGCGGGCCGGGGCATGTCGTCGGCGGGCACTTTCCGGTCGGCCCACGTGGGCAGTGCCCGTTCCGTCCGGATGCTTTCCACGTCGCGCCCGCCGCGCTCCCGGATTAGGTCCCGGATCGCCCCGGCGCAGTCGGCCCGGATGGCGTCGATACCCACCGGCTCGCGGCGCGCCCCGCCATCGCCGCCGCCGTGCTCGCGGATGGCGCTACGGACGGCGTAGAGCACCGCCAGCGGGTCGGTGCTGGCGAGTAGGTCCGCGCCCCGGTCGGCCATCGCCTGCACCGCTTTCAGGGACCGACCGGACTCGCCGCCGTGCGCGACTAGCGCGACGGTCACATCAAGCCCGCTCATGCCCGCGAGCGACTGCACGAGCCGGGCCGTTACGTTGCGGTGCTTGGCGGCGCGGGACTTCGCGGCGGCGGGCACGAGCGCATCGGCCGCGAGCGCTGCAACGGGTGACAGACTCGCGGGCACGAGCGCGATGTCCGCATCCGCGAGCTTGACGGCGGCGCGGTGCGCCATCGGGTCGGTGTACTCGGCTAGGTCCGTCGCGGTCCCGTGGGTCGTGACCGTCACCGCGTCGACGCCATCGCGGCGGGCGGCGCGGGTCCGGTGCAGGGATGCCGCGTCAAGCCACGTCCGCGAGTCGCGCATGATCGCCCGCGCCGTCTGGCGTAGGTACCACCGGCCCGCGTCACCCTGCGCGAGCTTCCCGCGCTTGGCGACGGCGGCGCACACTTCGCCGATGAGCGCCATCCGCTCATCTTCCGTCGCGGCGCGCATCGCGGCGATGCCGACGACGGCGGCGCGAGCTTCCCGGTAGAGCCAAGCTCCCGCGTCGGTGTCGGTGTGCCGATCCGCCGCCGCCAGATACGCGGTGACACTGCGGCCGGTCGCGGGCCGGGGCGCGGGCAGGTACTCCGTCACCGGCCGGAAGATGCGCACGTCGTCCGGCTCGGCGGGCGGGCGGAAAGCGGCGGCGCGGACTTCAGTCAGATTGATGCTCATGTCGGGTCCTTTGGAATTGTGAGAACGGCGGGCCGGTCGGCCCATACTGCGGTGTAAGTACATCAACGACAGAACGGAGTCGCAACATGAGCATCACCCTGCCGACGACAGACGGCGCAGTCAGCACCGCCGCCCCGGACACCGCCGCCAAGCGGGTCCCGGTCGCGGGCGGCGAGCCGGTCACGACAGACGGCGTTACGCTCGCGGTGTGCGCGCGGGAAGGCGAGACCGACCCGGTGCTTTGCCGACTGAGCACGAGCGGGTCCTACCGGCCCACCGGCCGCGTGATTGACTTCGCCCGCGCGCTCGCCGCCGGTCTGATCGTCACCGCGCCCGCCAAGCCCGCCAAGCCCGCCGCCGCCGCCCCGGCCGCCCCGGCCGCACCGGCCGCCGCGCCCGCCCCGGCCGCCAGCTAGTACGGGCGCGCCGCCCGCCCGCCCGCTCCCACGCGGGCGGGCGGGGGCGCGCTCCCGCGCGTGCCGACCGCGCCCCGGCGCATGTCCGAACGGCACGTGTCCGAACGGACACCGAACTTACGCAAGTCGAACCGCGCACCGCGCGACCTTGCGAACGAACGTGGAGCGTTGGAAAGCCTCGCACGTACGCCCGCCAATACCACGGCGAGCGGGCACGCGAGCTTTCCCGCTCCAACGCTCTTGGAGCGTGGAGAGCCGGGCGCGGAGACGCGCGCGCTCTCCCGCTCCAACGCCACTTGTAGGCGAACAGGGAGGTAGGGATGGACGATCGAACCGTGCCATGCCGCATGTGCACGGCGCTGATGCCCGCCGCGCGTGCGAACCACGCGCCGCTCGAAGGCATGTGCTTCCGCTGTTGGGCGGACACGCGCAAGGCGGCACCGCCCGCACCGATGTACGAGACCGAGGCGTGGTCGAAAGGCATTCGCCTGTAGTTCCCGCCCGCCCGCGCGAAAGCGTGGGCGGGCACCGAGCTTCCGCAGACCGCGCTTGCGCGACTGCGAACGAACGTGAGACGCAGCCGCAGCCAAGTGCCGACGCAAGTCGGGCGAACGGCGCACCCGGACGGACCGGTCGGTGCGCGCGTGCCAGAACAGCGACCCATAGGCTCCGCGTAAGTCGTCTCTCACCCCTTGCGCGCAATCACGCGTGCTCGAACGGATGGGAGATCCGATGGATGCGCCGAAGGTGACGTACCGCTCGCGCGGGCTCGGTTGCGCCGAGTGCGGGCTGACGATCAACGAACGCGAGGGCTTCTGGTCCGTTGCGATCGAACAGCGCCCGTGGGTGCACGCGGTGCACTACGGATGCATCGACGCGTACGACGAACGGGAGTCTCAGGTTCTCGCCGAGATCGCGCGCGAGATCGCGCTTGAGGCCGCGTGATGAGCGTCTCGCTTCCGTGCGACCTGCGCGCCATGTCGAACGACTGGCTGCACTACGAGCGCATCGCCGCGCTCAACTGCCGTGACGCGCTCTGGACCGAACGCGGGTCCAATGCGAACGCGCTCGCGTACCAGCGCGAGGCCACGCGCATCGACGACGAGCTCGCCTGCCGTCGAACGGGCACACGCTGCGAAACGTGCCACGAACGGCCACCGTACGGGCACGATCACACGCAGTGCTTGCGCTGCATCGACAGGCTCGAACACGCTTGACCAACTTCCCGCCCGCGCGCGCTCTTAGCGCGGGCGGGAAAACCCTGCAACGAACGGAGGGCTGCATTGCACCGTTAGCGAACCCGCGGGCGCGCTGGAACATGCCCGCGTCATAGCGAACGCTCCAACACGCCCGGCGCACGTCACGAACGTGCGCCGGGAGTCTTTGCTTTCAGGCTTGAGCGCGTCACCGCGCTCGCCTCACTCGCCACGCGCGCAACTCTCCCGGCGCGCGTGGCGAACGGCCTTCCCAGCCAGGGCGACGCACGCCCGAAACCCTGCCCGCGCGCTTTTGTCGTTGAGCGCGCGGGCAGGGCCAAGTCTTCGCACACGAACAACGAACGGGAGTCGCATCATGGAAGTGAACATCAAGGCGAACAACAACGATTCCGCGGTCGTGGTCGTGAGCGTGCCCGAGGGCGCGCACATGGACGCGGCGACGGCGGGTGACATCGCGGGCGTCGAGCTCGAGATTTCGCGCGCGTCACTCCGCAATCTCGAACGGCGCAGCGAACGCAAGGCCGCGCTCACGCTCACGTTCGACATGTCACCCACGACGATGCAGGCGCTCGCGCACCTACTCGTCGACGCGCTCGGCTGGCCTGCGCCCGAAACGCGGATCGTCAACACGCACGCCACGGACGAACAGCGCCTCGATGCCATCGCGCGCGAGCTCGATGGCGTGGAGTGGTCCCCGGACACGCTCGACGTGATTGCGAACCTCATCCGCGCGTCCGGCCGCCAGGTGCGTGACATCGAAGACATGCCCGAGGAGGACTCGTGAAAGTCTGGAGTCGCATTCTCGACCGCAACGATCTCGACCGCGCCGCGTATCGCGTGAACGCGGACTTCCCCGGCTGCGACGTGTACGTGGCCGAGAGCGCGGAGCTTTACGAAGGGCCGCGCACGCGCCGCTGGGATCGCGTGAGCCTGTGCTCTCGAACGAGCACGCGCTACCGCAATCCGGGCGGAACGCAAAGCGATCGGTTCACCTTCTACACGAACGCGAACGCCGCCTCATGGACGGAGTGGGGGTGGTGGCTCGCGCGACTGTTCGATATCGACGAGGACGCGCGCTGCAACGACTACCGCGGGCGCACGGACTTCCACGCCGCAACGAACGGGCGCTTTCTCGAGCCGCGCAACGCACGTGAGCTACAGGTCGCCCGCGTGATGTTCCAGACGCGAGAGAACAAGGTGCGCATATGAGCCCACCGAACCTCATCTGCCCGTCGTGCGCGAGCGAAGCCTCACTCGTGGTGAGCACGCGCGCGCAAGTCGAACGAACGCCCGTGTGGGACATGAAGTCGGCGCGCTGGGTTGGCGTCGACGACGACGACACGCGCACGGTCGAGCACGTGGACGAACAGGTGCTCATCTGCCTCGTGTGCGACCGCGAACTCGCGCTCGACGACCCGCACCTGCCCACCACGTAGCGCGTAGGATTTACACGCGCGAGAAAAACCTTCCCCTAGAACTGAGAATGGGGCGGCCGACGACCCATACTGGTCTGTAGGCCGCCCGACCCGAACGTCAAACTAGAGTCTGGAGAACCGAACAATGCCTGCCACGCGCACCGGGGCCGTCGCCCCCGCGCAAGTCGCGGTCGAACCCGCAGACTTCGATCGCATCATCACCTACATCACGACCGAAGTCTTGGTCGAGCGCGACCTCGAGATGCGCGTGCTCCTACGCGCCGCGCTCGCGGGCGTCAACGCGCACATGATCGGGGAGTCGGGCGTGGCGAAGTCCCTCGCGCTCACCGAGTTCGCGAAGTCGATCACGGACGTGCGCTACTTCGGCAAGATCCTGCACGGCACGCTCGGCGCGGATGCGGTCATCGGCCCGTACGACATGGCGAACTTCGCCAAGACCGGAGACTTCGAGCGCAACGTCGCGCATTACGCGCCGAACGCGCACATCGTGTTCCTCGACGAGCTTCCGCGTGCGAACGGGCCGCTGCTCGATGCGTGCCTGTCGTTCATGAACACGCAGGAGCGCATGGCCGAGCACAACGGCGGCATGAAGAAAACGCCGATCCAATTCGTCGTGTCCGGCTCGAACACGTGGTTTGACCCGGAGAACGCGCAGGCGCAGGCGATCAGCGATCGCGTGACCGTGATGCTCAAGATCGAGGACATTCGCAGCGACGACAGTTTCAAGGAACTGCTGCGGCGCGATCACGCGCGGCGGCTGGCCGGGACGAACGTCAACGGCGAACTGATCGACAACGGTTCGATGGTGCGCACCGGCTCGGCCGCGCCACGCGAGACCGTCACGCTCGACCAGTACGTCGCCGCGCGCGACGCTGTGGCGAACGTCCAACTGTCGCCGGAGTTTCTCGACGCGGCCGCATCCCTGCGCAGCGAGAGCAAGGCCGAGGGCCTGATCGTTTCGCCGCGGCGCTGGGTCGAGCTCGTGCTCGTGTGCCGTGCGAACGCATGGATGAGCGGGCGCGACCACACGATCGCCGAAGACCTCGCCATCTGCGAACACGGCATGTGGCGCGACCAGGACGACATTCCGCTCGCGCACAAGCTCGTGCTCAAGTACCACGGGCGCTTCGAGCGCGAGGCCACGGCCAAGCGCCAAGAGGCGGCCAAGGCGTTCGCGTCCGTCGAGGAAGTGCGCCCGACGATCGAGGGCACGCCCCCGAACGAGGATCTCGATTCCGAGGTTCTGTCGAAGGCGATCGCGGCCTCGCGCATGATCGAGGAAGTGAACAAGCGCGTCGACGCGATCCTCGCGGAGGCGGACTCAGAGAAGCGCGACGCGGCTGCGTTGCGCGAACTGTCCAACGAACTGCTGTCGGTGCGCAAGTGGTTCTACGACAACGACCTTCCCACCAAGTACAAGCCGTAGGAGGCGCGCATGGGCATGGACTTCACGCGCGCCGCGAACAGGGTTCGTTCCCTGATCGCGGCGCGCAAGCCGCAGGAACTCAGCAAGTCGGGCCTGACCGCGGACCCGCTGCGTGACAACATCATCGCGGAGTCGGCCGCGCGAACCGAACGGTTCAAGGCTGCCACGCGCAACCCGCCGATCGTGCACTACGAGCGCACGGAGACCGACGAGCACGGCAACGAGCGCAAGACGCAGCACGACCATCACTGGTCGACGTTCCCCGAGCTTCTGCGTGACGTGGCGCGTGCGAACTTCTCGCTCGACGAACCCGAGCTTCGCCGCGCGGACGACGTGCGCCTGAGCCACCGGCTCAACCGTGAGATTCTCGCGGAGACGCTCATCAGCGAGGGCTTTCAGGAGTCGCGCCCGTACACGCGCAACAACGAACTTGAGTCCCTGTTTGGGGCGATGGCGATGCGCAAGTCGCTCGAGGAGTCCGCACAGACGCGGCTGGCCGAGCACGTCGCGCGCGCCGACGAGGCCGAGCAGGTCGAACAGGAGATGCGCGACGCGCAGGACATGATGGACAACCTTCGCGACCGCGCGCGCGCCGAGATCGACCACGCGGGTCAGGTCACCGACCAGACCAAGCGCGAGATCAAGGGCGTCGCCAAGCGTCGCCAGACCGCGAGCGAACTTCTTGCCGAACTCGACCACGCGCATCGAACGAGCAGCGTGGTCGCCGACGCCAGCGCAGCCGCGCGCGACGCCGCTCAGGCGGGCGCGGAGGCAGTCGAAGCTCTCCACTCGATTCCGGGCATCGGCGGCGGCGAGTCGCACAACCTCACGCCCGACCAGCAGATCGCGCTCGCGGAGAAGTGGAGCGAGAACCGTGACCTCAAGAAGATCGCGGCCATGCTCGGGCGGCTGTATCGCGACATGCGCTTCAAGCGCGAGGCTCGAACGAAGAACGTCCCGATCGAGCCCGTGGGCATCACCACGGGCCGAGACTTCAGTCGGATGCTCCCGCACGAACTCGCGCGGGCGTTCTCGGACAACCGGCTCATCAAGACCACGTTCATGAGGGACTTCGCGGACAACGCGGTCCTGCAATACGACATGAGCGGCAAGATGCCCGCCGGGCGCGGGCCGATCATCTGCGTGACGGACGGCTCGGGCTCGATGGGCGGCGAACCGTTCGTCTGGGCGTCCTCGCTCGCACTGTGCCTGCTCACGATCGCGCAGCGCGAGAAGCGCGAGTTCGCGGGCATCGAGTTCGGTAGCGAGAACCAGTGCAAGGAATGGTTCTTCCCGAAGGGCGTGCCCGCGGACCCGAACGTCGTGCTCGACTACGCGAGCCACTTCTTCGGCGGCGGGACGAGCACGCGAACGGGCATGACCGCAGCGTTGCGGATCATGCGCGACGTGCCCGCGTTCAAGACCGCGGACATCATCCTCATCGGGGACGGTCAGGACTACTTCCGCGAGGCCGACCAGACGATCAAGCACGCGCTGAACGAACTCGGCGTGCGCATCCACGGGATCTCGATCCTGTGCCCGAACAACGCCTATCTCGGCCAGATGTGCGAGTACGTCGTCGACGTGCAAGACCTCGCCGGGTCAAACGATGCGAGCACGAAGCTCGCGCAGAACATCACCTAACTGGAGGCTAGACATGGCTGCGAACCTCAGCGGCGCGAAGGCTGTATCCGCGAAGGCGGCGAAGGACATGAAGCTGCTCGGGCGGCTCGCGACGTACACGCTCCCGGACGATCCGCAGAGCGCCACGAAGCTCGTGCGCGTGTGGGGCATCCACGGACTCGACGTGAACGTGCTGCCCAAGACGCGCAAGGGCGCGGAAATCTTCATGTCGGCCTGCCGTTCCGTGGAGACGCGGCGCGGCGGCGCGGGCGTCGAGGTCGCGGTCGATCGCGTGATGGAGAGCGCGACCGAGGTCGTCTACCAGATCACGCGCAAGGTGCGCGACGAACAGGCGCGCCTCATCGAACACGAGAAGTCGATGACGCTCGTGTACGACAAGGCGCAGGACGACATCACCGTGAAGGATCTCGACAGCGATTACGCCTCGCTTCGCGGGCTCGAGGACACCATCCGCGCGCACTTCGCCAAGAACCAGAAGACGGTTCCGGGTCCGAAGATCCGCAACGCGATCCGCGAGATGCTGCAAGACCTGGGCGCGCAGAACGTGCGACGCAAGGCTGGCGGTCTGTACTTCGTGCCCGACACGCACATCGTCGGGCGCACGAACGAGCCGACCGAACCGATCCTGCTCGGGATGCAGGCGGCGCTCGCGGAGCTTTACGGCGAGCGCGCGGACTTCCACATCATCCCGCTCGTGCGCGATGAGGAGGCGGAGAAGATGGTCGCCAAGCACTTCGCGCTGAACGCGCAGGAGACGAGCCGCGAGCTACTGGAGAAGGCCACGAACCGTCTGCGCAACGCGAACGGCGGCAAGGTGCGCTCGGACCTGCTCACGAACCTGCACCTGGAACGGCGCAAGCTGGCCGGTGCGGTTGCTCAGTTCGAGACTCTCGTCGGGATTTCGCGCGACGAGATCGACCAGAACCTCGAGCAGTTGGACGAGGCGCTCGAGAAGCTCGGCGATATGGGCGCGGACGCATGAGCACCGATCGCGACACCTTCTACAACGGCGAGACCGGCATGACCGAATACCTCCCGCCCATCACCGACCGGCTGCGCGCGGCATTCACGCGCGCAGCCGACGAGATCATCGTCGAATGCGACCTGCCCGACGAGGGCATGGTCGACGCGCTCAACTTGCTCGTGAACGCGGGCCTGCACTACTTCAACAACCCGAACGCCACGCTCTACGCGGCGCTCGAAGCCAACTACGGCGAGCCGCCCGAGCGCGTGCTGCAACGAATCAAGGATGCCCGTCATGGATGACTTTCAGGAGCTCGTCGAGCGCATCGTCGCGCTCACCGGCCTGTCGCAGCGCGACGCTTCGCAGATCGCCTTCGCGTTCGACGAGGGCGCAGTGCCCACGTCCGCGGCGATCGTGGACATGGCGGTCGAACTCGGCTACGAGGTCGAGCGCAAGCACGCGAACAAGACCGACACGATGGATCAGCCGATCCCCGAGGTCACGTTCGACCCGGCGCGCGTGCTGGAGGAAGTTTTCCTCAAGTGCCCGCGCGTGCTCATGGCTGCGACTCCAGTCCTGGGAAGGGCTCCCGAGCAGGCACTCGAGATGTTCGCGGACGAGCTTGCGAACCTGCCCGAGGACATTGTCGCCGCGCTCGTGAAGATCAACATGGGCGAGGGCGAAGTCACCGTGTGGGTGCGCGACGAGGCGAACAACCTCGACGTTCCGATCGGCCCGATCGACATCAAGCACATGGAGAGCGAGGGCGCGCTCCACGAGGCGATCATGACCCTGTTCAAGAGGCTCCCGCGTGTGCTCGTCGCCGACACCAACTAGCGAGACGCCACGCCAGCGGCAGGTGCGCAAGTTCCTCGCACGCGAACGATTCGCCAACGAACTCAACTCGGTGGAAGTCGCGAAGGCCAAGCGAGCGCAGGCGAAGTGTGCGCTCGTCGGCCACGTCTGGCACTACCACGATGACCACATGGCGGGCGCGGAATGCCTGCGCTGCGGGCTCATCGACCACGACCGAATCTTCTAGTACCGAACAACTGGAGACACAACATGGCTGCACGTTCCGCATGGGCATCCGCGATCAACTTCGCGGGCTTCCCGATCCACTTGAAGGGCTACTCGATCGTCTCGTCCAGCGCGAGCGCGAGCGGGTTCAAGAACCTCTGCCCGTGCCACGACGAACCGATCAAGCAGCACAACACGTGCGCGATCGACGGCACGATTCTCGAGACGGCCGCGATGCACAAGGGCATCGCCATCGGCAAGAACGACGTGCGCCCGGTCACGCCCGAGCAGCACGCGGCGCTCATCGACGCGGACCGAACCGACACGATGGAGATCCTCGGACTCCCGTTGCAGGACAGCATCCCGTCCGCGCTCACCAGCGCGAAGTACCGCATCGTGCCCGACGACAAGGTTCCCGGCTCTGAGCAGCCCGCGAACATCCTGTGGAACGGCCTACTCGCCAGCGGGCGCGCGGTCATCACGGAGTTCTCGGCTCGCGCCGGTACCCGCCCGGCGCTGATGGCGATCACGGCGGACGAGCACGGGCTCACCGGCCACGCGCTCCCGTACACGAACGAGCTCAACGACGTGCGCGAGCACAAGTTTGAGGAGAACGAGCAGGCCGCTCAGGCGTTCGAGACGTTCGCGCAGTCGGCCGGTCTGAGCATGGACGACTTCTCGCACACCGCGTTCGTCGACACGTACGCACAACGGCGTGACGCACTCGTGCAGCAGGTGCTCTCCGGCCAGACTCCCGTCGCGACTTCCGCGCCGAGCGCGGCGGCCGCGGTGCCTGACCTCATGGCTGCGATGAGCGCCGCGCTGGACAAGGCGAAGCCCGCCGCGAAGAAGCCCGCCGCGCGTAAGGCGGCGAAGTCATGAGCGCCACCGACGCGAACGAACCGAAGATCCTCGTGTGCCCGGAGTGCCACGAAAGCGAGGGACTCAAGTCCGTCGAACAGGTCATCGGCCACCTGGGCGTGACGATCGGCGTGGTCGCGAACACGGAGGGCAAAGCCGAACTCGTCTTCGACTTCCACGACGGCACCGAGATGTTCTGGGACACGTCCGACACGATCGGCCTGCACTGCCGCAACTGCGACTACGACGACACCGAGGACGGCTGGGAAGCGCGATTCGTCGCGGGCCAGCCCGAACTCGTAGAGGAGGACTGACATGGCTGCTCCCACGTGGGCGTCACCGATGCTCGCTCAGGCGGGCGACCCGATCCACAACCCCGACGAGTGGATTCACGAGTACAAGCTCGACGGCTGGCGCGGACTGCTCTGGAACGACGAGAACGGCAGCGTGCACACGTACGGCGGCCGCAACGGCTCCGACTACACCGGGAGGTTGAAGGAAGCCGAGTGGGTTGTCGGCCTGCTCCCGCGCGACACGTGCGTCGACGGCGAGATCGTTGCGAACCCCGACGGCGACGATTGGGGTTCGGTCCAGTCGCAGATGACGAGCCACAGCCACGTGCACGACCTGCACTACGTGGTCTTCGACATCCTGCGCTGCGACGGCGTGGACGTACGCACCCTGCCGTGGACGGAGCGCCGCGCGATGCTCGAGTCCGGCCTGAACGTCGGGACTGAAGTCTCGCTTTCGACGGCCCGCCCGGCGACGACTCGTGCGCACCAGGCCGCGGTCATGGCCGGTTACGAAGGCTCGATGTTCAAGCGCGTCGACTCGCTCTACTCACCCGGACGCTCAACGAGCTGGATCAAGTGCAAGCCCGTCCAGACGTGCGAGGCCGAGGTCTACGACATGGAGGTCGGCAGCGGGCGCAACGGAACGCAACTCGGCGCGCTGATGATCTCCATCGAAGGCTCCGGCGCGTACGCGAAGGTCGGCACCGGCTTCACGGACCAGCAGCGCGAGGACATCTGGACGAACCCGCAGGATTGGGTCGGCACGGTCATCGAGATTCAGCACGACGGCCTGCACCCCGCGAGCGGCAAGCCGCGCAACCCGCGGTTCCTGCGCAGGCGCGACGACTTGATGGCGGGTCCGGCCGTCAACCCCCGCCTGACGGGCGGAGTGGTGCCGGTCAACGCGCCGCGAATCCCTGCGAGCTCGCCCGGTCCTCCGAGGGCCAAGCCTGCGACTAAAGGCTGGCGTAGGAACTACCGCGCGATGGGCGACGCCAAGCTGCTCGGCGCGCTGGACTCGCTCGAACTCGGCTACGGCGACGCCGCCGATCGCGTGCGGATGAAGGGCGGCGACATGCAGGACAACCTCAACGAGGCGTGGGCGGCTGCGGTGGCGAAGGGCCTGCGGAGCGGGCCGGTTCCCGCCACGCAGGCACCGTGACACGGCGAGTCCCATTCCTGTAGATTTTCCACGCAAGCGTAAAGGAGTACGCACATGACGAGGGATTTCAGATCCGCAGAACCACCGTTGCTCGCCTTCGCCCGCGAGAAGCAGGGCGAGCACGCGGCCAACGCGCTCGCCCCGACCCCGACCGACGACCGAACCAAGAACCCGATGCGCCCCCGAACTCTGGCGGGCGTCATCGGGCAGGGCCAGGCCAAGGCCCTAGCCCGCGCGGCCATCGACCGCGCGAAGGCGACCGGCAAGCCGATGGATCACATGCTGCTCGTGGCTGCGAGCGGCACCGGAAAGTCCACCTTCAGTCACGTCATCGCCAACGAACTCGGCGTCGAGGTATACGACGTGGAAGCGCCGATCAGCTTCGACACGCTGCTCGCCTTGCGCACGACGATGAAGGACGGCGACGTGCTCAAGATCGAGGAGATTCACCAGCAGGGCATCGGCGACCGGCGCGGACGTTCCGCGGCCACTCAGCCCGAAGTCCTGTATGCGGTGATGGAGGACCGCGTGCTGCCGACCGAGACTGGAGTCCTGCCTTTCCCGGCGATCACGGTCATCGGCACCACCACCGACGAGGGCATGTTGCCCGACGCGTTCGTCAATCGCTTCGCGCTCAAGCCGCGTCTGGTCGCGTACGACGAGGACGACTTGATCCTCATGGCGGCACGCAACGCCTACACGCTGAACCTCCAGATACGGCGCAACGCCGCGCGGATGTTTGCCCATGCCTGTCGGGGCGTACCGCGCGAGATGAACAACCTCATCAAGAACGCGGCGCTGTGGGCGACCACGGACACGATCGGCAAGGCCGAGGCGCAGAAGGTGCTCGACGTGGGCGGCATCGCGCGCGACGGCCTGACGCCGGACATGCAGGCGATGCTCAAGTTCATGTTCCTGCGATGCAAGCGAACCGTGCGCGGCGAGACGCGCTATCAGGCCAGCGTCAACGCCATCGCAACGGCTATTGGTAAATCGAGGGACTCGAAGGCAATCGCGCTGCGAGTCGAGCCGTACCTCATCGAACTCGGCTACGTGCAAGTCGCGAGCGGCGGCCGGGTCCTGACCGACGCCGGGATCGCCCGCGTCGCCGAGATGGAAGGAGCGAAGCCGTGACTGGAGTTCACCGATACGAAGATGCGATGCACCAGCAGGTCCAGCAGCTTCGCTTCCTCAACACCCCGCGCGGGATGTACTACACGCTCAAGTTCGAGGAGGACATGAACCTCCGGCACATCGTCGCGAGCGTCGAGGGCGAGGACCCGCCGAGCCAACTCGGCGAGGAGACCGGACGCGAGTCGCTCAATCGCCTGATCGGCCTCGGCCAGTGGCCGAAAGACGCGCCGCCGATTGACCCGGATATCGAGACGCTTGGCACGCGCGAGGGCATACGCCTGATCGCCGAGTCGCACGGCATCTCGCAGGTCACGGAGGGCTACCTGTACTACATCCAAAAGTCCACGCTCGAGCAGGCCGACCCGGTCTACATCTCGGCGGACGTGACGGACATGATCGACTACGCCCGCGAGAGCTTCGATCCCGAGCCGGTGCTGCCGACCGACCCGTTCACGTTCTGCGGCTTCGCGTGGCTCCCGCGGCCGATCGCACTCGACGACCACCCGACGCACGACGGCGAGTGGGTCGTCTACGTGCGCGCGATCTCGTGGATTCCGATCCACGGCGAGGACCCGGACAAGGGCTGCTTCTGGGTCACGTTCTACGTCCATGCCGACGACGACATGAAGCTGCCGAACGGCCGCGGACTCGACACGCGCACAGCGTTCGGCCCGCTCGCCGAGCTCACGTGTGTGCACACGTTCCAGTGGACGTGGGGCACGAACCCGTGGCCCGACTTCGAGGGCGAGGCGCGAATCCGCGCGAAGGCTCAGGTCGCGCTCGTCCAGTCAATGTGGCGACTCGGGTCGCAGGTAATGCACGCCAAGCAGCGGCTACCTCGAGCGTACCGGCGCGATGCCAAGCGCCACGGTGTCAAAGCGGCCGAGGACGTGACCGTCATCACGCTACGGCGCGAGGGCGAACGTCACTACGACGAGGAGGGCGAGTCGCCCGAGTGGAAGCACAAGTGGCTCGTGCGCGGGCATTGGAGGCGGCAATGGTACCCCTCGATCAAAGAACACCGACAGGTGTGGATCGCGCCCTACGTAAAAGGTCCCGAGCACCTGCCGCTCAAGCTCACCAAGCGCGTTTTTGAGTTCACGCGCTGATGCCTCTCCATCAACCAGTCGGCGCACGAGCGTCGACGCAAGCAAAGGCAAGGAAGTCAATGAAAACTGTTTTCAAGATTGCAGTCGGGCTTATGCTCGGCGCCGTGCTACTGATCGTCGGTTGCGCCGCGCTGATCGGCGCGGGTGCCGCAAAGGTCGCTCACGATCAGGAGCGCAGCGCGGCGACGGCGGCGCAGGTCGCCCGCATTCGCACCGGCATGACGCGCGGTGCCGTGCATCACACGTTGAGTCCGACGAAGCCCGACATCGTCAGCGACTCGGCGAGCGACGGGCTCGGCTCGTCCGCGATCGAGTCCTACAACGTCAAGGACGGCGGCAGGCTGTTCGGCAAGTCCGTGACGATCACCTACAGCAACGGTCGCGTCATCGACGTGACGAAGACCGATCTCGGCGGCTGACCGGTCCAACGAAAGGCAAGGAAGCATGAAGAACACGAAGAAGATCACGATGATCGTCGCGCTAGTGGGCGCGTTTGCAGTTGCAGGAACGGCGCACGCGAGCCTGTATGGCTGGAGCACGTGCATCCACGGCGAGTTCGGCAAGACCCAAGCCCGAGGGCACATCTACTGCTCGCAGACCGGCGCGCTGCTCCACAAGTTCTCGTCGCATCTGCACGCCATGCAGCTCAGGGGCGACACGATCTACGCGGGCTACATCGACGAGTTCCATCCGTACGCGGTCGGCCGAAGGTGGGACTGCTTTTACAAGGTCGCCCACTACAGCAGCCAGTGGTATTGCTTTGGCCCCGCGGGTGGCCCGCTCGCGGAGTTCCGCTATCTCGCGACTGTAGGCGCGGATACGCCATCCCACCCGCACGGTCGAATCGACACGACGCCCGCGCCGCCGCCACCGCCGCCGACCACGCCGAGCATCGCGTGCGGCCCGGTCACTCATTCCGCGTCGCTGCGCTGCTGGCACCCCGGCGACACGCCATGAGCGCCCCCGGACGGAAGAATTAGTCGTGAACTACCGCGAGTTCGCCGACGCCGTGAGGGGCCTAGCGTCCATGCTCGTCTCGCAGATCCGTGACGAGAAGGGCATCCTGCCGATGATCCACTTCAACGTGGACGGACGGGTTCACGGCGTCGGACTCGACCCAGCGTTCTTCGACCCCGGCGTGGATCGCATGATCCTGCTCGAGCACGCGATCCTCCCGTACGTCGAGATCATGCGACCCGAGTCTGTGGCTTGGACGTTCGCAGCGTGGAACCACGGCGAGGGCGGCATGTACGAGCACGAGATGGTCGTCGCGTGCGTGATCGACCGCGAGCGCGCCGAGGTCTGGCAAGCCCGGCTCGTACGCCACGACGGAGTCGCTTCGCACGGAGCGTGGCGCGCATGGCCCGAAGGTGAGGCCATCGGCCCGCTCATCAACCCGATCCAGGAGCACCTGAGATGACCAAGGAAGAAGCCGCGCGCATCGTTCGCGCCGTGTGCGAAACCCTGCCCGAGGCGCTGGGCATAGACGACGCGGACATGCGCTACCTCATCAGCGTCGAGTTCGCAGACGACGTTCTCGAAGTCAACAGCGGCGGCGTACTCATGGGCGACGTTGGACCCGAAGTCGCGGCCATGATGGCGATGAACGCGATGCGCGTGCTTTGCAAAGAGGTTGGGATTGAAGTCGGAATGATCGACCTCGAGTCGCTCGCCGAGGCCATCGCCACCGAGGACTTTGCAAAGCCGAAACGCGTAGGCGCACGCCCGTCAGCAAACCGCCGACCACGAAAGAGGCGAGGCCGATGATGGTCCTGCACGTGAACTACGACGACCGGCTGGTCAGCGAGGGCTTCTCAACCCCGCTGCTCGCCGCAGCATTCCTACTGCGCGTAACCCCGCCCGGATGGACCGGCGCGGTGGGCGACAACTACGACGACGTACCGGAGACACTCATGGCGCTAGCCACCGTTGGACAGCAGATGCGATTCCTAGTCGGGATCTACCCGCGCACGCAGGTCATCGCGACCGTGGCGCACGAGTTCCCCGACGTGCCCGAGGCGGAGCTCAACGTCGAGTACGCCTCGGCGCTCGCCGCCCACGCAGCGGTGGAGCAGAAGCTCAACGAGGCGGTGCGCGACGAGGAGGCCCAGGCCGCGGTGCTCGCAGAGCACGACTTGAGTCAGACGATGCACGAGGAGGATGACGATGGCGACCGTCCCTAGGCCGAGCGACGACGAGATTACGCGCGTCGAAGCGTGGCGTGCCGAGCAGAACACCCGCGCGCACCGCGCCTACCGCACGCGGATGGAGGAACTAGAGGCGGAGGGTCGCGATGCCGCGCGGGCCAAGCTCGTCGGCCGCACGATCACTGCGGTCGGCGGCGAACTGGACGGAACCGTCTGGCACAAGCTGGTCCTCACGCTGGACGACGGCGCGACCCTGACGATCTCGATGGTCGGCTGGGATGAGAAAACACTCGATTTGAGTCACGAGGAGGGCAAGGATGCCTAGATGGACCCGGCAGTACCGAGGAACCGATCGCTACCCGACGTGGACACCACCGAGCGAAGGGCCGCCCGGTGACGACACGTACAACCGGGTGGCGCGCGTGCTCGCCGACCCGGCGCTGACCCGCAGCGTCATCGTCGCGGCCGCGCGGGCGCTCGACGCGCTCTACAGCCTCGACAGCGAGGCGGCGCGCGAAGCGCTGACCGACGCCTTCGTCGGCAAGGTCCCCGTGGACGTGATGGCATGACGCGGATTCTCGGAGAGCACTTCCGCAGCGACGGCGCGCCAAAGCGCGCGTGGCCGACCAAGATCAAGGCCGAGACTGGAATCGCAAGGGACCAGTGCGCCTACCAGTGCACGATGTGCGGCAAGTGGCATCGGGCGACAGTCAGCGAGGAGGCGGCATGAGGAACATCATCACGCGCGAGGAGGCGGAGGACATGGTCGACGCGCACGCCGAGGGCCTGCATTCGCCGCCCGAGATTCCGCGCGAGGGGTGCCCGGAGTGCGAGGGCCGCGACCTACGCGACTACCCGCGCGCCAAGGACGTGGAGAAATGAACGCGCTCGCGACCTTCGACAGGGAGTACCAGCGCTACAACGGGATCAGCCCGCGGCGCATCATCGACACGCGCCGCGTGATCGTGGGCGCGATGGAGTTCGCCGGGATCGCGGACCCGCTTCTCCTCGACGCCGACATCCTGCGCGGCTTCCTTGCGACTCAAGTCGCGGGCGGGCTCGCGGTGACCACGGTGCGCAAGCACCGCAACATGCTGATGACGTTCATGCGATGGGCGGCGGAGACCGGACGCGTCGACCCGGCGACCGTGGAAGCGATGCGCCGCGTTCCCCTGCCGCGCGGCTCGCGCGGTGAGATGAATCCGAACCCGTACTCCGTGGAGGAAGTGGCCGAGCTGTGGCGCGGCGTGGGCACCTACCCGTTCGCCGGACCACAGCGACTCAAGCGCTGGGCCAACGGCACCATCCAGTACCGCCACTTTCACGGCCACGTCACCCGACTCCAGTTGGAGGCTGTCGTCGCGATCGCGCTGTACGGCGGACTGCGCATGGAGGAAATCGGGCGGCTCACCGTCCGCCAGGCCCATCCGCTCAACGACTTCCTCGGCGTCAGCAGCGCGGCGAAGAACGAGGGCGGCTACACCCGCGTTCGCAACGTTCCGTGGACGACCGAGCACATGCACACGGCGGTGACGCGCTGGTGGGAGTTCCGCGCAACGCTCGACTGCGATCACGACCTGATGTGGGTCCATCGCTTTCGCAAGGGCGAGCCGATGCTCCGCGACTCGTTCCGGCACTTCCTCGACAACGTGGACGGCAAGCGCTGGTCCTTCCGGCGACTGCGGCACACGGCGGCGACCGAGCTACTGCGCGCCGGGATGCCGCTGGAGAAGGTGTCCCGCATCCTCGGCCACACCAACGTCCACCAGACCCTCGCCTACGCTCGCATTGCGGGCACAGACCTCCAGGACGCATCGCGCGGCAGCAGGGCCAAGTTCTCCGCCGCGCTGGTCCCGGAGTGGGAGCGGGCGGCATGACCGCCTCTCTCTCTTTCGCCACGAAGTTTAGACTCCAGTCGGAGCTTAGCCGAGAGGGTTTCCAGCCGTGGAAAGGTCGTGGAAGGACCGTGGAAAGGAATGGAAGGACCGTGGAAGGAAGTTCAGGCGGCGACGAGGGCGGGCGCGTAGGTGCTCGACGGCTTCCAATCAGCCATCTTCAACCGAATACCCATCATCACCCGGTCCATCTCGCCGCGGGACAAGCCTGCCGCTCGGCGAATGTCCGCCTGCGTTGCGCCGTCGATGAGTGCGAGGACGGTCGCACGCTCCCCGCGCGAGAGCGTCGACGGCAGCAGCAGGTCGTCTTCGACCTCGCCGTAGACCTCGTCGTGCGACACCGAGAGTCCGTGGCGCTGCTCGAAACGATCGCGCGACTGCGGTTGCGAGCTGGGGGCCGCGTCCTCCAGCAACACCTCGCGACGCCGGACCCGTTTGAGCAGATCCTTCTCCATGTTCTTGAGGCACATGAACACGAAACGGCACCGGGCGCAGCGGCATCCTCCGTTGGACCGGGCGCATCCCGGTCCGCCACCGCGCCCGCTGTCGAAGCGCTCCAGCGCGTACCACGTCTTGACCCTGTAGATCGCGCGAATGTCGTCAAGCTCTATCTCCACGATGTGCTCGATGCGTGTCGCGTGACGGAAGATCAGCCCTTCGTAGCGGCCAATCACAGCGTCTATGTGCTCCGGTAGGGGTGCCATAAAAGGCGAAGGACCGGCGACCCCGGCACCGCACTTCGCGGGAAGGGTTCCGGTCCAAGTTGCACAGCCAGCCTGCGCGGAGCGTAGCGCAGGCTCCGACGGGAGTCCGGTCTTACGTGTCGAGGATGTCCCGGAACGCCTCGATCCAGGACGCCGACATCGCCTCGATGGTGCGCTCCTCGACGACGTAGCGGCGAGCGTTCTCCCCGACCGTAGTCGCAAGTTCCCGGTCGGTCACCAGCAGCTCGAGGAGCCCCTCGACATCGCCCGGAGACTCCGCCTTGAATCCGGTGATGCCGTGCTCGATGCGGGGGTACACGATCGGCGACCCGATGGTCGGGATGCCCAGCGCCCCCGCCTCCAGCCAACGCAAATCGCTCTTTCCCCGGAAGAAATTGCCAGGCCCGGCCGGAGCCAGGGCGATATCGAACATGGTCATCGCAGCCGGGTAGATATCCACGAGCGTGAACGGCACGCTGAGCGCCCGCTTCGGGAACTGCGGCACGAAGTAGTCCGCGAACGCCTGCCCGATGCTGATGAAGCACACGTCATCGTGGCGCTCCATGACGTGCCCCACCGCCTCCAGCCAGCCCAGCACTGAGCGCTGATGGCCCGTCGCCCCGGCCCAGCCGACGTTCACGGTCCTGCGCGTGGGCCGCGTTAGCTGGTAGCGGGACATGTCGATCCCGTTCTCGCAGACGTAGACGTGCTTGTTGTACTTGCGGTAGCGACGAGCGACGTACTCCGTCGAGCAGATCATGGCGTCGGACAGCGCCATGCAGAGCTCCATCTCGGCGAGCCCCTTCTTGTCGAAGTGCTGACGGTAGTCGTGGTCTTGCATCCGGGCGATGCCGTGCACGTAGTCGTCGATCTCGTAGACCACCTTGATCCCGCGCTCGCGAGCGCCCTGAATCCAGCGCGCCCAGCCCCGACCCCGCGGTTGCTGCACGACGACCAGCTTGTAGTCGTCCCACTCGGGCCGCACCGTGGCCCCCTTGACGAGGCCAGTGACGAAGCGCATCTCCGGTGGATGGCCGACGACGCCCAGCCAGTCCGACGCCATCGCCATTGCCGGTAGGACGCACCGATACCAGCAGACGGCGTTCGCACCCAGGCCGACGAAGGCCACCTGATCCGTCATCACGTCGTCCGTCAGTGCGACTGGAGTCGCGGCCTTCCTTACAGGCCGGGCACCCACAGGGCGAAGCTCGTGGTCTTGTACTTCTGGACTAGGTACAGCCATGAGCGAGCCTGCCAATCTTGGATCTTCGGGGACGGCTTGCTGCGGAACATCGACTCGTAGTGGAATGCGCGGACGGTCGGGTCGTACACGCACTCGCCCCCGGCCATGAACACGCGCAAGCAATAGTCCACATCCTCCCAGCCGAGCCGGAACTCCTCGTCGTAGAGGCCGACGATCTGGAGGCAGTCGTTGCGGATGAACTGCAACGCTCCGGTGACCGGGCACGACTCGGCCACCAGCGCCTCGGGGAGATCGAGCGGCGCGTACTTGTAACGGTGGTCGAAACATCGGTGCAGGAGGCTGAAGAAGATCCCGGCGTGCTGGATCAGGCCGGTGGGGTAGAGCAGCAGTCCGCCGACGACGGCAGCCGGACCTTGGCCGTCGAAGCGCTGGCATTGCTGCATCTTCTGCGCCCAATTCTGGTCGATGAACTCGATGTCGGCGTTGACCAGGATCGCGTCGCGGTCCGAGTTGCGTGCCATCTCCAGTCCAACGTTCACGGTACGGGCGAATCCCTCGTTCACGGGGCGGCGGATAAGGGCAAACTCCAGTCGTGACTTGGCGGCTTCGATCTCGTCGACGAGCTGCCCGGCGGGCGATCCGTCGTCGACGACCACGACTCCGACTTCGGGTTCCGTGGCCCGTAGGGACTCGAGCATCTTCAGCGTGACCTCGAGGTCCGCGGGCTCGGTCAGGTAGGTCGGGACTACAACCAGGATTTCACTCATGACAGGCGGCGGCGTGCTCCCACCAGCCGATCGTCGGGACCAGCCTCCCGCACCCCGAACAGCGCACGTCGAACGCCTTGCCGTCCCGATCCACCATCACCACGCCCGCACCCTCGGCCCAGGGGTGGCGCGTGTTGAGCATGGGCACGTCGCGCAGGTTACGCGCGAGGGCCAACTGCGTGTCGACCGGGTGCCACAGGTGGTAGCCGCGCGCCTCGCGCACCATCGAGATTCCGACGCCCATCGCCACGGCCCGCAAGCCCAGCTCCCCGTCCTCGCAGCGGCCGTGGTGAAGCTCCGACCAGAATCCGCCGGTCCTCTGGAACTCCTCGATCGGCCACACCAGGTTGCCGGAGAAGCAGGCCAGCCCAGCCATGAGGTCGCCCTTGAACACGTGACTCGGGTCGTTGGTATCGAAGGCGGGCCAGCGGGGGTCGTTGCGGAGGCCGCCTCTACTCGACCAGCCCACCCCGCTCTCGGGCCGCCAACCCTCCGGCAGCCAGTCGTAGGGTCCGACGAGAATCCGAGGTTCCGTCCCGGCATTGCCGTCGGCGATCGCATCGCGCATGGCGTCCAGCGCCCACGGCTCCAGCACCACGTCGGAATCCACGAACCACACGTACGTGACCTCGGGCCAGCGCCCAGCGAGATAGCGAACGCCCTGATTGCGCGGCTGCTCCATGCCGGGGACATGCTTGGGTAGCTCGATCACGCCGACCTCCGGCAGTCCGAATGGCACCGTGGCCCACAGATCGTCGGGACCCACGCCGTCACCGACGAGCACGACGGGCGGCAGGTCGCGACCGAGGCTGCGGATCGCCAACAGGCATTGGGTCAGGTTCTTCTCGCGGCCCGGCCCCACGGGGATGACGATGCCGATCATGGGACTCCAGGCGGAACGATGAGGTACGGCTGGGTGTAAATCTCCTGGAGCGTGTTGGCCGCAACGTTCACGGTCGACGGCCCGATCCCGAAGCCGAAGTTCTCGACGAGATCCCTCCTCGGCAACGCGCAACAGTAGTCGCGGCTTGCCGTGACCCGCTTCTGGAACCACCAGTCCTCACCGAAGTCGGCGCGGTGCTCATCGAACGGGCCGAGCCAGTCCCAGCAGTGGCGGCGAACCCCGAACGCCGAACCGAGGATGTGGGTGCGTGAGCTCCACTCCTCGTGATCCTCGATCAACGTGCGACGGGAGTCGCACGGCTCGTAGTAGTAGTGGAACAGGCCCAGGAGGCCGATCTTCGGGTTGCCGAGGATCAGCCGCTTCGATCGGCTCAGCCACCCCGGCTTGTACGTCAGGTCGTGGTCGAGCTTGTAGATCGGGTCGCCGGTCGCCATCCCGAACATGCGGTTCAGCGCCACACCCTGCCCCTGATTGTGGCCGGGAGCGTTGCGGATGACGGTCGCCCCCACGACGTACTGCAACCAGTCGAGCACGACGCGCATGTCGACCGCGTCCTTGCTGCCGTCGTCGTGGACGATCAACTCGAAAGGCTCGTCGGCGTTCTGGATCATCGACAGGACGCTGCGAGACAGGAACTCCGGTCGGTTGTAGGAGAGCACGCAGCACGTCGCGTGGCTCACAGGATGACCTCGGTCTCGTCTCGGGGCGCTTCTTCGCCCCGTAACTCTGCGACTTGAGTCCTGAGTTGGCGGACCTGGGGCTTCAGGAGCTCGAGCTCGGTGCGGAGCTCGGTGAGCTGGGTGCGGATGAGCTCCAACAGCCCGGAGCCCGACTGATTCTCGGCCTTGTGTTCCGAGTTGCGCGGCAGCTTGAGCGTGTACGAGTGCCCGTGGCGGTCGCTGCTGAACGACTCGACCTCGACCTCGATGAGTACGTCCAACGGCAGTTTCTCGAACGACCGCAGGTTCTCGGTGATCTCGAGCCCGTCCTCACCGCGGGCCGCGATCTCGTAGATCGTGTACTCCCTGTTGTTCTTGCCCAGCCCGGTCGTGATGACCTCGCAGGACGTGGCTGTGATTCGGCGTGTCGGTAGTGGTGCCATGCAGTGATTTTAGGTGGATCGAATGATCTTCATGGCGACCGCAAACGCAGACGCGAGAACCGACCGGCCAAGCGTAGGACGGATCGAAGTGATGGCTCAGGGCTTCCAGGCCGCCATAGCGATACGCATCTCTCGTCTGTCCTCGGCCGTCCATTGCAGTTCCAGGGGGGGCGTCGGGGTCACGTCCAACTCGAGTCGCATGAACTTCGCCGTGCCGATGTAGGGGACGGAGAACTCCGAAAGCCACGAGTGGCCGTTGCCGTCGACGAAGAAAGCGTCCCACGTCGACGCGCCCGTCGACGGATCGGCCATGAAGTAGCGACGGTGGTCGGGGTCACCGACCGCTGCCCAGGAGGGGAACGCGGGCGTGATGACCCGCAGCAAACCGCCCGGTACCAGCACCCGATGGATTTCCTCCATGAGCGTGAGGAACCCGTCCCCGATGTGTTCGAGCGCGTGGTGGGAGATGATCGACCGGATCGAGCTATCCGCGAACGGGAGTCCGGGGCCAGGCACGGCCCCCGGTCCCGCCTCGCCACCAGGCACCACTGGAACCGCGTACGTCAGGACCGCATCCAGGTCGGCGAGGACGTTGACGCCCGGCGCGCGGTAGCGGTCGACTCCAATCCGACCCTTCGGCAAGGTTCCGCAGCCCAGGTCGACGTGGAAGTCGACGGTGTCGTACGGGTTCTGACCCTGCGCCGCGTGCTCGCCCCAGATCGAACGGGGAGGCCACGCCTCGTAGGCGAACAGTTCAGTGTTCACGTTCACCGAACGCCACGCCAGCAACGAGGCCCTCGGCAAAGCCCGCGGCGAACAGCACGAAGTCCTCCGTGATGACGCCCTCCTGCCGCACCGTCTTGAAGTCCTCCCAGCGAGCCACGATGACCTCCTCGACCTCGGCCGGGTCCAGACCGAAAGCCTTGAGTCGCCCGATCCAGTCGCCGTCGAACTCGCGAGCTCGGCTCACGGCGTCGTCGTGCGCGCGGAACAGGTCACCCTCCACCGATGCTCACCGACCTCGCGGTCTTGACCTCCACCGGGGTCACCTGCCACATCTTCTCGGACACGGCGACCAGTCTCGGGATGCCGTCCTCGAAGTTCGCCTTGGCGGCGTGGCGCAGGGCGGCTTCGACGTTGCGGGCCGCGGTGGTTTCGACCACGACGTACACCGCGGCCTGCTCATCCAGCTCGAGCTCGCCGACCATGACCTCCTCCAGCACCACGTAGTTGCGACTGGAGGCCGGGGAAGCATCCAGCTCGAGTCCAGGCGGAGCTGGTGCACCCTGGTCCCCATTGTCGAGACTGGAGTCCGAAGCTGTCGGGTCCTGAAGGGCGGCCACTCCGACGGCCGTGATCGCGTAGGAGCGCAGTCTCCCGATGCCTGAGCCCGTGACCCAGCCGTTCTTCTCCATGCGCTTCGTCGACGAGCGAACGGCGTTCTCCCCCATCTCGTCGTCGTGCTCATTGCGAACGGACGACAGCGCCTCGACCGAGATTGGCTCGGGCGCGTTGGCGATCCGGCGCAGCAGAAGGGTCTGGTTGGTGGTCAGCATCAGGGCCTCGGCTTCGTGTATCCAGGAACTCGGGTCGCGACCTTGACGGCGCGGCCCTCCCGCACGAGCTGGCCCAGGGCGCGACCGACGCCGCGGCCAGACATGCCGATCTCGTCTCCGAGCTCAGCCGCGGTCTTGGCCTTGACGCGCAGCCTTTTCTCGACGCGAGTCTTGATCTCGCCGATCGGCACTGAGTTCGTGCGTGGCATTCATCTCTCCTGTGGTTTGTTCTGGCCCGTGCCCGCACAGTCGGGGCAGGTCTGGGACGTAGGGAACTGCGGGGTGAGCGCGGGCGGGTAGGTGATCTTGCCGGTACCACGGCAGCGGATGCACATCACGCTCCGGCCTTCAGCAGCTTCGTCGCGGGGATGCGCGCGCCGTGGACGACGCGCAGGTGGTCGACCATGTCGGTGCGCACCCGCTCAAGGCCCCGGCCCATCGCCACCGGGTCGCGCGGCACCTGGCGGCGCGAGCGATAGCCGCAGCCCAGCGGACAGACCTTGAGGTCGGCGACGAGTTCCTCGCGCTGCGCCCAGAGCTCGTTGTAGTCGTTGATGAGCCGCCGATGCTGGCGACGCTGGGACTCCAGTTGCCCCTCGAGTTCCTTGATCTGCTTCTGGTCCTCGGTCGGCGCGTAGGACAGCGAGTGGCCGTTGGGGCAGTAGAAGCTGGACCCGTCACGGCGACGCGCACGCTCAAGCCCGTCGGTCATCCAGAACTCGACCCCGCAGTTCGCGCACGTCACGTTCGCAGCCATCAGTGAATCTCCATCCTGCTCGGGTCGAAGAAGAACTGCGCGCTGCCCTCCAGCGCGTGCCGATTCTTCGCGAAGATCATCTCCGCATCCGTGCGCAGCACCTTCCCGGCGTCGATCTCCGACTCAGTCGCGTGGTTGTACGGCCGGTAGATGAACGACACGAAGTCCGCATGAGCGCTGATCTCCTGGCTGCCGCGCAGGTGCTCCAACCTCGGACGGCGGTCCTTGTTTTCCATCGCCTTCGTCGTGTGCGCCAAGCAGATGCAGGCCACGTTCAACTGCGTGGCAATGTCCTGCTTGAGAAAGCGGGCCTTGGCCCCGTCCTCCTCGATCTGAGAGCGCCAGCGGCCATCCATGTCGAGGTACTTGAAGTGGTCGATGATGACCAGCCCGACGTTGTGGCGGCGGATCGCGTCGGCGACGATCGCCCGGACCTGCGAGGCGCGAAGGTTCGACCCGAAGCTGAAGTACAGGGGCAGGCCCTTGCGGTTACGCCACTCGGCCGCCACCCGGCGCAGATCCTCCTGGGTCGCACGGCCCTCGCGCAGCTTGCCACCGTCCAACCCGGTCACCCCCTGCGCCAGGCGGCCCGACGACGGCTCCTCGGCCATCTCCAGCGACAGGACGAGCGTGGCGATCCGCTTGTCCTCCGGGCGCTGCATCTGCTTCGTGGCGAACGACAGCGCCGCGGCCCACGTCACCGCCGACTTGCCCACCCCCGGCTCCCCGGCGATGAACAGGAGCTCCGAGGGACGCAGGCCGCGCGTGAACGCATCCAGGAACGGCAGTCCGAAGTAGACGCCCAACTCGACTCCGGCGGCTCGAGCAGCCATCAGCGTGCGCTGGGTGTGGATGAAGTTCCGGCCCAGGTCGTCGAACGACACGATCGTCGACATGAGGCTGGACGATGTTGCGACTTCCATCGCGCCCACCGAGACCAGCCCGGCAATCTCCTCGGGGCTCTGGTTCTCGCGCTCGACCTCGGTCACGATCATCGCCGCGGTTTCGAGCAGGGCACGGTAGTCGGCGTGGCGCTTGACGAGTTGGGCGTGGTCGACAGGCTGGCGCGGCGGAGCGCCACGAGCGGCCCCAGCCAAGGCCCGGACCCGAGTCACGACTTCGTCGTCGTCGCAGGCCCATGACCTCGAGAGCGGCTTGGCGAGAATCTCCGCGAACGTCAGCGGGTCGATCGGCTGGTCGGCGTAGTAGCACTGGACGGCCTCGTGGAACAGCGCTCGCATCGGCGCGCCGTAGAAGTGGATCGGCTCAAGGCCGGTGGCGATGATGTCCTGCACGATCGCCGGACGTGCCAGCACGCCCCCCACGACCGATTCCTCGGCGGCGGGGGAGTACGGGAGGGTTTCACGTGAAACGGTCATGCCGCCCTCCGTGCCGTCCAGCGTGCGCGCTCAGCATCGGCGTGGCAGCGTCGACAGCGGCGGTATCCGGTCGACGGATCGACGTACGTGTTGGCCTCGTCGTACGGGTGGCCGCGGAGACAGTGGGTCTTTCGCGCGCGAAGGGCGTTCTCCGTGAGCGTCACGGCCTCCAGGTGGGCGACGTTCACGCACGCGCGCGAAGTGCAGCCTCGAGTCCTGACGTGGTCGATCTGCATCCCCGGCGGGATGGGGCCGACCTCAAGGGCGTAGACCAAGCGGTGAACGAGCCACATTTCGCCCCTGAACTTCGCCCTTCCGTAGCCGTTCTTCTCGACGTAGCCCGTCCAGAGATGGCAGTCGCCGCTGCGGTCAATCTTGGCTTCGATGCGATCTGGGAGGCTCATGAGTTGATGAAGGTCGGGAGTCCGCCGACTACGTCCACGACGGTGATTCCGACTTCGGCGAGAAGCGCTCGCGCCCGCTGACCCCGTTCGACAATCCGTTCGTCACCGGGGAACTCGGTCGCGTCGATTACCTCGCGCTTGGCCCTGCGGATGTTGTCATTTCCTACGGACGGAACCCCTGACTCCTGTCCGTCTTTTTCCGCGAGGTCCAGGAACATGTCGATTTGCTCGCGAATCGTTTTCCCTGGGCCACGCGGAGAAGCGGGCTTGCCTTTCAGGATTTGCGACAGGCGGTTGTAACGCTTGCCGCCCTGGTACTCGCCGCGCGCCATGTGGAAGTCGGACCGCTCGCAGGCCATGATCGCCCGGATGCACTCCTCCCAGCTTGCGACCTTGAGCGCCGCGCCGATGATCTTGCGCTCCTGCTCGCCCAGCAGCGTCGACCGCGGGTGCATGGTGATGCAGTAGCTCTCCCAGACACGGTTGACCGCCGTAAGTTTTTCTGAGCGGTCCTCGCGCGCGCGACCAACGTCGCTGGTAAGACCTACGTCTACAGCACCATCGCTACCGGAGCTAAGCCCGAGCCCTAGCTGAGCCCCATCCTCCTCTACCCCATCCTCTATTCCTTCCCCAATCTTGAGCTCAAACGTTCCGGGCTTGTCAAGGGCCTTGCCTACGATCCGGCCAGAAACATCCCGCAAGTACCGATCAGAACCTAGCGTGACCTTCATCGTCTACAACCTCTCTGAGGGAGAAGTGGATGACGAGCGTCGTGGAGGTCTGCTCGCAGCGTGGTGCGTGTAGCGAGCGTGGTTCGGGGTAAAATCTTGGCGTTTCGTCACGTCTTCTTCTCCGTTGCGAATATTTCCGTTAGCCCGTAAAGTTCGACGACGGAGGATGGAGGAGTGCTCCAGCGCGCGCCCGGTCCCACGCCAGCCAGCAAGGGGACCGGGCGCGTCTCCCGTTCTAGCGCAGCGTTCGCGCACGTCAACAACGAGTCCTCGCATCTTGCGCTAGGAAAGCGATCGGGAGCTTTCTTTCCTACGCCTTGACGACGGCGGAGGCCCCGGCTTCCTCGACGGCGAGATCCAGGGCCGACTGGAGTCCCGACTCGTCGCCCTCAAAGTGGGCCTCGAGTGCAGTTTTCGTGACCGAGGCGACCTCGTAGAACTCGGGTCCGAGCATGTCGTGTAGCTGCTCCATCGCCGAGCCGGTGAACGTGGTCTTCTTGCGGGGCTGGAGCTTGTAGCCGTAGGTCACGCGCTCGACCTCGTCCATCCTGAGGATCAGATCCCTCATCGCGTCGGTGAACCGGCCGAGGATTGCCTGCGCGTCCTTGGCCTGGGCAAGCTCGACCATGTACTCCTCGATGCGGTCCGGCTCCAGGAAAGGCACAGACTTGCGTCCGATCTTCTGGGTCGGGGCCAGGAGCTCGAGCTCCATCAGCGCGAAGTCGGTGAGCTCGGGGACGATCGGGCACGACTCCAAGATGGGACACCAGGCGCACCATTGGTTCTTGCTGTGCTTGAGCAGCCCGTCCGGGCGAACGTCGTCGTCGTTGAGGATCGCCTCGACGTTGAGCCGCAGCCAGTCGCCCATCTGGCGACGCTGGTCGGGGGTCTTGCGCGTGTGTAGCTGGCCGAACTTCAACTGCTCGTGGAACTGGAGCAGGCTGGTCATCTCGGGCAGCCACTCGTGCAGGGCGAAGTTGTAGGCCCAGAGCTGCTCGTCCTCGTTGATGTCGGCCTGCGTCTTGGGCCACCGGCTCGACTTGTAGTCGATGTGTATGAAGTGCCCCGGCGCATCCAGGCGTTCGTACAGCCGGTCGATGCGGCCGCGGAAGAAGATGCGACGACCGTCGTGATCTAGTAGTGGGACCCGGAACTCCTCCTCGTTCATGACGGTCCGCACGTTGCGGAAGTCGCGCTGATGGTAGGTCTCCAGATCCTCGCGCAGGGCGTCGACATCGGACGGGCGCAGGTAGCGGCCGAACAGATCCCACGCGGCCTGTAGCGCAGCCTCGTCGTCGAACCCCTGGTCCGAGGCGTGGATGGCCTCGTGGATCGCCGAGCCGTACCACGTGGCCCACGAGCCAGCCTCGGGCGTGCGCTCGTCGCTCTGGGCTCCGTTGCCGGTGTGGCGGCGCATGGAGTAGCTCATCCGCCTCGGGCAGTCGCGCCAGCCGATGATGTCCGAGATGCCGATGCTGCTGTCTGGGAGCTCCACGAGCCCATCCTCCCGAAGTTCGATTTACAGTCGGGAGTAAAGCCTGCCGGTCGGACGGAAGTCGCCGGCGACGAACGAGGCAATCGGTATACCATCAGTATGAACATCTTGACCGAACGTCTGCGGATGATGTACCGTGGGGCCATGACAGACACCTACTACGGCAATCGCCTGGTCGGAAGCCAGGCGATTGAGGCGACCTACGTACTCGCACGGATGCGCTTCCTACTCGGGATCGCCCCAGAGCCGACGCCGGAGGGCTGGCACGCACCGGCCTACCGCAAGCCAGCCCTGGACGAGGTCGCCCAGAACCTAATCGACCTCGCGAGAGCGGGCTCGTAACGAACGTTGATGATGTACCGATTCGTGGGATGATGTACCGAACCGAACCAGGAGGTCGTATGACGAAGGTCGATCACATCGAGAAGGCGAGGGGGTACATCGCCAAGGGCGACGGCTTCTACCTCAAGGCGGCGGACGAGATCGTCGCCGCGCAGAAGGACGATCCGGGACTGAGCACGCGAGAGATTGCCCGGAGGCTCGATAGGAGCGCACGATGGGTGGAGCAGCTTGTGCGCGCACGCACAAGTGCGGAGCCGGTGCCGCAGGGGGACTTGAAGATCCCGTGGGACCGCGGGTCGCATGCCACGACCGCTGAGATCGAGGCCGGAGCCCGGAAGCTGATCGCGGAGAAGCCCGCCGAAGTTGCGACTGAAATCGCGCAGGCGATGGAGGACCCGGAGATCGCGCAGGCGGTCACCGCCGAATCCAGCCAGAAGGCGCTCGACAACGTGGGTATCGCCTCGTCGACCGAGTCGTATCTGCGCAGGAAGGCGAACGAGAAGCCGCCGCCGCCCGACGCCGCCAGCCACCAGCTTGGCGGGATGGGTCCGGGCGCGATGGCGGACAAGATCCACAACGAGACGATGGAGCCCGCGCTGGACTCGGTCTACAACATGATCGAGAAGGCGTACGGGCGCTACGAGCGCCACGGGTTCCGCATGGCGTTGACCGAACTCGGCGAGTTCGACAGGGAACGCGAGCGGCTGATCCAGTGCGGTCAGCGGATCTCGTTCTTTCTCGAGCAGCTTGATGCCGCCGAGGCTGCCAAGGCGTCGAACGAAGCCGAAGGGATCGCATCATGAAGTCGAAGCGCTACCGCCGTTCCGGTCATCCGTTGACCCAGGCCATCGACACGTCCATCGACGCCCGCGAGGCCGCGGGGCATCCGGTCACGACCGGGGATGTCGCCGGGGATCTGGTGTCGACGGTCCCTGCCGCGCTGATGTTCACCGAGTTCGCTCGGCTCGTCACCGGCCGGGTCCGTGCCCGTCTCAAGGCGAGGGGCATGATGCTCTCCAGCGACTCGACGTGGGATCGCAAGGTCGACACGGACATCACGGACCAGGAGTTCAAGGTGACGCTGCGGATCAAGGGCGCGCACATCGTCTCCGTCCAGCGTCGGCTCGCCGCGGACGTGGCCGTCGGGAAGTTCCTCGACAAGCAGGCGCTTCGCCTCGGTCGCCCGGTGACGATGGGCGAGTTCGAGGCCGAGATCGACAACATCTATGCCCGCCACGGATTCTGAGTGGGTTAGCCCGCCAAGCTGGCCGACCGACGACAGCGTCGGTGCGGCCCAGCAGGTGAACATGCGCCTCGGCCGATTGGCCGAGGCGCTCGCGCCGGAGGCACCGTGGCCGACCGACGAGGAGTTTCCCCGCGAGGCGTTCCACGTCATGTGGCGCGCGTCGTGGGAGAACCGCCGCCGCCAGCACCGTGTTTGGGGGATCGACCCGGAGACCGAGCCGCTGTTCGACGTGTGGATGCGCAACCTCGAGGAACTCCACGCCGCCTGAGCTACTTGTTGGAGGCGTAGAGCGCGACGAGGATCGCGAAGATCAGGACGGCGATTAGTCCCGCGATCGCGGCGATGTTCGTGGTGGCGATCACAGGACAGCGGCCCGGCGGATGATCTACCGGGCCGCTGCTGCGTCAGCGTAGCCCGCCCTAGAGCGGGTTGATCTCCGGCTGGTCGCCGGGAAGGCTCTGATCCGGGACGGCGGGAGCGTCCTCGCCCTCGAAGTGGATCTCGCCGATCACGGCGTCGCCCGGCTGCACGGTGACGGTGCCCTGAGACACGATCTCCTGCCCGGCGTTGTCCACTTCCTTGACCTCGATGACGGCGGCACCCGGCGAGCCCGCGGTGACCTCGGCCGACAGGCCGTCCTCGGATGCGACGACGGTCGCTACCGCCTCGTCGGATGAGGTCCAGGTCGGCAGACCTTCGGGTGCGGTGTCGTGTCCGGCAGCGTCCTTGAACGTGACGGACGCCTTGATCGGCGCGGTCGAGTCGCGCACGGTGATGTGGCCCACGGAGATTTCCTTTCCGGTGATGAACAGGATCGGGAATGCCACCACCGGAGGCCCCGGAGCAGCGGCGTCAAGCTGGTCGGCCCAGCGCCGGAACTGCCCTGCGAGGAACTGCGCGTTGTTGTAGACGAGCCGCTGCCAGAAGGTGAGCATCCCGCCAGCCACACTACGCTACGACCGCAGTCGCGAGTTGTTGATCCGTTACTCGGCGTCCGGCAGCCCGTCGTCCTCGGGCTCGGTGTTGCTGACGATCGCTTCCTCGTTGGCCTCGTCGTGCTCGAACTTGTCCTGCGCGGCCTGCACTTGCTCCATGACGCCGGTCTCGATGAGCAGGTCGTCGCTGCCGGTCTCGGTCTCGCTGACCGTCGTGTCGGGGTTCGCCTCCGCGTACTCGGCGGTAACGTACTCGCCGGTCTTCGCGTCGCGGTACTGGATGACGGGGGTCTCGGGAAGCTCGGTCATGAGTCGGACTCTACGGGCACTGGCTCGCCGAGAGGAAGCGCTGCTGCTGCCTCCTCCGCGGCCTCGGCGAGAACTTGCTCGGGCGGGCCGGGGGGGGCCACGACGCCACGGGCATCCACGACGCCCGCCACGAGATGCACGTTCGCGTTGACGTTCACCTGCGCGCCCTCGGGGATGTTCATCGCGTGCACCATCGCCTGACCCTCCTCGGGGGTGTCGGCGTCGAACGAGATGGCTACGCTCATCGTTACGGTCATCGGTCTCTCCTACGGGTAGTCGACGAGCGCCCAGCCGATGATCGCCCCGCGCGGGCGGCGCTTCTCGGCCACGCAGCCCCCGGCGTACTGGCTGCCTTCGCTGCCGGGGGACGTGTTGCCTTCGATCAGGTGATAGGGATCGTTGGAGTCCGCGACCAGGCCAATGTGGCAGGACGCGCAGCCGATGACCGCCATGTCGCCCCGCAAAACGCGACTCGGGTCGGTAGTCCAGCCCTTGAACATGCCCTGGCCCCTCTGCGCCATCGACATGATGACGATGACCCCGGCCGAGCTTCCGCCCTTCACCCCCGCGTCCCAGGCCATGCAGGTCGTAAAGCACGCGCACCACGCGAACCCGTCCGAGCCGAGCAGGCGGCGCTGCCAGCCGGACGGCTGCGGGTTGCCGCGGTTGGAGCCAGCGGGGCTCTCGTGAACGCCGAGGTAGGAGCGGGCCTGCTCGACCGCCTTCTCGCGGCTCGACGGCGGCGTGGGGGCCGGAGCGGGCTTCGGTTTCGTGCCGCCCGTGTTCACGTCGTGGGTCTTGGCCCACGAGTCGTACGGCTCGCCGGTCTTCGTGGCGACGCACATCGCGTCGTAGCGCGACTGGCGGTTGTAGGCCGGGGAGCCGCCCTCGTCGTTGATGAGATGCCAAAGCTGCTTGCGGCGCTCCGTCAGCCACGACGAGTTGTTCGTCCGCCACTGCTTCGTGGCGTCGTCGACGCTCGACTGGTTCCACCACATCTCGCGCTCGGCGATCTTGGCCTTCTCGGTCGCAGTTCCGCCTCCAGTCGGAAGCTGGCACAGGTTCCGCGGCGAGCCGCCGTTCAAGGAGTCGTCAGCCAACTGCGCGTAGCGCTCGCGGCGGTTGTTCACGTCCCAGCCCTTGCCGTCACCGCCGTCGGATTTCGGCTGGGCCTGCCGCCAGATTTCCTTGCGCTGCTGCTCCAGCCAGTTGCGCGACTTGGTCTTGGCGTCGTCCTGGCCGTCCGTGAAGCCTGCCCAATCCGAGAGCTGGCGAAGTCGGGTGTAGACGTTCCAGTAGCCCTGCTCGGTGGTGGTGAGCTTCCCGTAGTTGTCGGCCATGTCGATGATGCTACGACTTCGGTCGGATCATCGGTACTCCAAGGAGAGGAGCGTCCTCGAGCTCCTTGGAACGTGCTCGAACTCCAGTCGCTCGAACCGGTAGTGCTGCGGCGTGTCGTCGGGGAGCCACCCATGCCCGCCACTCGGCGCGAGGGCATCGCCGAGGGCCTTCTCCAGCGGTGTGCGGTAGTTGCCCTCGTCACGCTTGCGCCGGTCCGGGACGATCAGGACCGCCGTGGCCCTGACGAACGACAGGAGCCGTGGCAGCTTGACCGCGAGCAGCATGATCGTGATGTCCTGCTGGAGGTCGGCCTTGAGCTTGGCCTGCTTGCGCCAGTGGCTCCGCATCAGGACGTTGTAGGACGGCGGCAGGTACTCCAGCGCTACTTCCGTCGTCTGCACGTCGGGTGGTCCTTCCTGAGCGCCTCCAGGGAGCAGCGAATGGACATCTCGCGGGTGTCGTCGTGCTTCGTCAGCGCCTCGCCGCACTGGCAGCGCCCCTGCCAGCACGGGTCCATATGGAAACACGGGACGGTGAATGTCCTAAACGTCCGGCCGTCCGACGCTTCGTGGTGCTCGACCTCTTTCACGACAGGCGGTCGATCTGCGCGCGGATCGCCCGGAGCTGCGTCGACTTCGGGTTGCTCAGGTCGATCTTGCGGCCCTCCGCCCACTCCTCGACGATCGTCTGCTGGCCCTTATCCAGCGCCTCGAATCGCACCTTGAGCTCCTCGACCTCGTCGACGCCCTCCGCGGCCGCCTGGGGTGCTGCCGGGAGACTCGGGTCGGAAGTTACGCCGCGGGTGATCGAGTCGACCTCGAGCATGTCGTCGGCAGTGGCGACACCGGAGCCGGGGATCACGAGCATCCCGGCCATACCGAGCGCGCGGCCGACCGCGCCGGTCTCTGCCTTCATCACCGCGAACGGGTCCTCCTCGTCGCTGCGGCTCAGGACGGGCACCATCTTGGTCGCCGAGGGGAACACGCGAACGGGCGTGCCCTGCAACTCGTGGAAGGGCCGCGTGGTCTCCGTGCCGTCCGGGAGCCGGGTGACCTCCTCGCGCTCGACCCACATGATCGAGCCCTTGTCCCACATGCTGACCTTCATCGAGCAGCCGATGTAGCTGACGATGTTGCCGCCGAGGCCGATCGGGATGCGGAAGAAGCCGGGCGGCAGGTTGTAGTTGACGTAGCCGGGGTCGTTGAGGCTCGCCATCGGGACCGGCTCGATCATGCCGACCACGTCGTCGAAGCCGTCGGTGTCCATCAGGTCCCAGAAGTACGCGACTCGAGTCTCGACTTTGGCGTACGGCGTGTAGACCCGGCGCTTGGAGTCCAGGAACACGAGCTCGCCGTTGGCCTTCTGGATCGTGCGCTTGTAGGTCTCCTGGCTGCCGATCATCACGCAGCCGGTGACGTACGGCGCGTGCTCCATGCCCTCGTGGATCTTCACGTTGGCGGCGAACCAGGCGGCGAAGTCCTCTCCGGCTGGCGGGGCGTGGAACCACCGGGACCCGTGCTGTTCGGCGGCGAGTTCGACTTCTTGCGGGGTGTCAGGCATTTCGCTCCGTGGGTCGTGATTTCAGCCCAGGATACAAACCGAACCGGACGCAGAACGACCGCGACCCGCCGGGGTAGGTGGCGGGTCGCGGTCGAAGGGGATCGTCGCCTGTGGCCCCTCCGGTCCCGGTGGTATGCCGCCGTGGGACCGGCCAAGACGATGTTCAACCCTACGACCCGATGATCGGCCATCGCGCGTCGAAGATGTACCGAACATCCGTCCAGAAAGGCCGCGAGCCGCCCCGGACCGGAGCGACTCGCTAAGCCAAAGGCTCACTCGTCTGTGGCGGACGCGGCAGCCGAAAGGTAGCCAGATCGAGCCTCAGACCGCAGTATCGCCTTGCGGCGATGGTACAACATCCGCAGGCTTCTTGACCGGGGTCACCAGCGGCCGGATGCCGAGCCCGGCCAGCAGCGGGGACAGCACCGCCACGATCGTCTCCCAACTCCAGTCAGAGCTTGTCGCAGCGGCCCCGATCGCCAGGGCCACGGTGACCAGTAGGCCGATGCCGACGGCGGGTTCCTTCCACGCACGCTTGATGATTTCGCTCATGGTGCTGTGTCCTCCACGCAGGTGTAGATGACGACGTGCCCACCCGCTCCGTTGATCTGCACGAACCCTTCGCTGAACCCGGCAGGGCAGATGATGCCGCCCGCGGGACCCGTGTCGCCCTTGTCGCCCTTCGGACCAGCGGGTCCGGCCGGGCCGGTGTCGCCAGCAGGTCCGGCAGGTCCGGTGGGGCCAGTGTCGCCCGTCGCACCCTTCGCTCCGGTGTCACCCTTCGGACCAGGCGGTCCGGGCGGCCCGATCACGCCCGTGCCCACGTCGACGGTGACCGTCCGGGTTGTCCCCGCCGACTGTGCGCTGGCGGTGACGGCCTTGGCCGTGAAGAAGCCTGCGACTCCAGTCATGCCCAGGCCACCGGCCAGCAGCACAGCGGTCGCTGTAGACCCGAGTCTCACGACAGCTCCTCCATCCTCAGCCTGTGGAGCTCGGCTGAGAGCTCCTCGGAGCGGCGCTGCTCAGCCAGCAGCTTCTCGTGCAGCTCATCGGCAGCCTGCTCGGCCGCGTTCCTGCGCCCAGCGATATGGCTGAGGATCGCCATCGCTATGCCGATGATGGAGCACAGCGCGGCGACTGCACCAAACAGGGTTTCAGCGGCGAGGGCGAGCACATTGCTCGCCCCCTAATCTACGACTACCCGCAGACGGGCCACGGCCCGGTGCCAGCCGCCTTGAGCAGCTTCACCGCCCGGTAGTCCTGCTCCAATGGCGAAGCGTCGTTGGGCAACCCGCGGCCACCCATCGACTGCCAGGTGGTCAGGACGAACTGGTACGCACCGTAGAACCCGTTGCCCGTGTTGATCTTGTAGTCGCCGCCCGACTCGCACGAGCGCGTCGATCTGAGCCAGCCGACGTACGGGGCGATGAAGGCCCGCCATTCCTTGCGATGGCGCACCCGGATGTCGTGCCGGATCTTGGTCTTCACCCGCTCGATACACGCGATCGAACAGGGCGAGTGGCTGGGCCGGGGGTGGTGGATGGGATGCGGGGCGGCGACGAGCGCCAGTGAGGCCAGTAGGACGGTCATGTCTACCTTCCGGTCGGAGGGTGCTCGGTGACGACGGCCCAACGGACCGTGCAGATGTCGCCGCACCCGATGTCGGCCTTGAGGCCAGGATTGAGATCGAACTCGCGTCCTGCGATGAACGGCCCTCGGTCTTGAACGGTCGCGGTCACGCAACGCACCGCGCACATCCGGACGAACGTGCCGCACGGCAACGTCTTGTGGGCCACTCCGTCCCTGTAGTGCGTTCCGCACGCCGTTCCTCCGGCGTCCTCGTACCACGACGCGACGGCGGTCGCCATGCCCGCACGTTCCTTCGCCGCCCGATACCGAGCGTGGCGCGCCTCCAGTACGTGCCGGTGGTGCAGGCGCTTCCTGATCTTGCCCTTCACGCGCTCGACGCACGCGGGGGAGCAGTGCGGCCGCGGCTTCGCACCAGCAGAGCCGCCGCTGAGATAGAGCCAGCCGACCAACAGGCCGATCGTCAGACCTCCGACGAATCCGACCATGAAATGCTGCGGACCCTTGTCCGTCGTCATGTCTCCTCCTACGGGTAGGTGGTAGAACGACTGCGACGCCGCTGGTTCAGCGCGGGAATGGTCCTCGGTCTAGGACAACTCCGTCCAGCGGCGTCGCATTTTTTGTCGCAGCGGAAAACCCTACCGTCAGATGCCGTTGACCGTCAAGGGCTGCGCGTATCCGGTGCCACCGGAGTCCAATACGGCGGGCTCGTGTTGGTCGGCCGCCGTCACACCGCGCCCCATGTGCCGATCGGCCGGGACCATCACACCGTTGTCCCAGCCCTTGACCTTCACGACTCCAGTCGCAAGTCGCCCCGGCCCCCGTCTCGAGTGCGCGTGCCACTCGGCGTGGATGTTCAGCGGGAACGTAGCGGGGGAGCCGTTCGGCGCGTGGCGGTTGATGACCGCTACCCCGGCCAGGAAGGGTGAGACTTCAGTCACGCCGTCGATGGTGTTGCCGAAGTCGATGCCCGGCCGGATCAAGGGGTTCGGCGGGCTGTGGTCGGGCAACGTCGCGATATTGACGAGGATCTGCATGTTGATCTGGCTGCCGATGATCCCGAGCCCGACCCCGGCCAACCAGTCCTCCTCGGACACTCCGCCGTGGGGCTCGTCGATCTTGAGCGCGATCGTGAGCCCACGCTTGTAGCCCTCGTGCGCGGTGACCGTCTGCCGTTCGTCCTGCTGTTCGATCGTCGTCTGAACCGAGACCTCGTAGGTCGTGCCCACCACGTGAGGCTCGTCCTCCATTCCCCACGGCCGCGTCTGGATCGAGGAGTGCTGCGTGATCTTCGAGTGCGGCAGGCCGGTGCGGATCGACAGCTCGTTCTGGGTCAGGGCACCCGTGTCCTGATTGACCCCCAGCAGCGCCGAGCCGATGTCGGACGCCGCCCCCGTGTAGCCGGTGCCACCCAGGGGCAGCAGGATCGAGAAGTGCTTGTCGACGACCCGATAGTCCGCCTTGAGTTTCGTCCTGTTGGCGAAGCGGTACGCGCCGTTGGCGGCGTAGATGTCCTTGAACGCTTCGGCCATGAACTCGCGCGGGTCCTCGTCCCACGGCGGCGCGTCGACGGTGATGTACGTCTCCTGGAACATCCCGCCCCCGCCGACGACCTCCGGATTGTCGGGGTTGTACATGCCGGGCACGCCGTCGAGCCCGACCGTCTTGCCCCAATACAGGTAGTAGAAGTTGTCCGTTTCGTCCGGGAAGCCGGGGATCGGCTCGAAGAAGTCGTCGCGGTGTAGCTGCTTGATGTGCTTTCCGACGCCGAGCCAGGCGTTGTACGCCTCGTTGATGCTGGGCTTCTTCATGTTGTTGAGGTCGGTCTGCTTCGGACGGGAGTCCGGAGGCATGAGCAGGTCCGGAGGCGTGTTCGGCGTGTCGAAGCTCTCGGTGGTGACGGTGCCGAGACCCATCGCCATCCCGAGCTCCGCCATCTTCCACGGGTCCTTCTGCGGCGCGAGCGCCACGGTGGCGATGTCCCCGAGCGCATGGATGACGGTCTCCTTGAAGAACATGCGGCCACCGAACGGCGGCGGGTTGGCCCCGAGGCCATCCCAGATGTAGACGTGGTTCTCCGGAAGCCGCGGGTCGCCCCACACGCCGTAGCCGTATTCGCCTTGGTCGAAGCGCGAGATGCTCCCCTTCGGCACGACCTCGCAGACGATGCGGATGTTGGCGGGCGTGACTCCGGCCTGCCCGAGGGTCGAGTCGTGCGTGTTCACACCTACCGCGGCGGCGAGACGCATCCAGTCGAACGCGCAGGTGTCGATCGCCTCGAAGCACCACTGGCGCTGGATGGCGGGCATCACGTTCACGCCGCCGACGATGTCGACGATGATCGTGTGGTCGATCGTCGCCGTCGTACGGTCCGGCGCGATCGAAGTGATCGTCACCGGACGGTCACCCCTTCGTAGAACCCTGCGCCCCACAGCGTCAGCAACCGGCCGAAGTGCAGCTCGTATCTGCGACCCGCAACCTCCGTCGAGAATCGCGAGATCGCCGACTCGCGGATCGCGTCGCGGTCGAGCTCGTGGGCGGCCAGTGCGGCGATGACGTACTCGCCCATCACGTGACAGCGGTAGCCGTCAACGCCGTGGTGCACCGTCTCGGTGAACGCGCCGAAGTCCGAAGTGATGACCGGAGTCCCGCAAAGCATCGACTCGACCGCGACCCCGCCGAACGGCTCGATGTACTGCGTTGGGACGAACGTCGCGATCGCGCCGCCCAGCGCCTTCGCGCGCCCCTCTGCGTCCAGAAACCCGAGGTACTTCACGTGGTCGGCCTCGATCCGGTCGCCGCCCGACCCGCCGACCCACAGTTCCGCGCCAACTTCGGCCGCGGCGTCGATCGCGATCGTCGGCCCCTTGCGCGGCGTCATCCGCGACAGGAAGGCGTAGTAGCCGCCGTCCCCGTCCCCGGCCGGGAAGTCATCCACGTCGTAGAAGTTCGGGATCACCGCGTCGAACGCGCGGCCGTCAGCGGCGGTCGGGCCGTTCTTCCCGTACATGGCGTGCATCCATGCGTAGCTCTCGTACACCTTCCACGTCGACGGCAGGATGCCTTCGTATCCGACTCCAGTCTCGACAACGATGTGGTTCGGGTACGCCTCGACGATCTCGCGGTGCGGGTCGCCGACCGTCAGGCAGATGAAGTCGTGAGGCTCGAGCCGCGGGCGCAGCTTCTCGATCACCTTGGCGTTGAAGTGCCGCCAGAACGGCAGCGTCGGGTCGAAGTCGACCTCGTAGACCTCGCCCTCCGGGATCATGTTCTCCTGCTGGTTCTTCGTGATGCACGTCACCAGCTCGGCGCAGCGCGCCTCGTTCTCCTCGGAGGCGTACAGGATCACGTCGTGACCGAGGTCGGTCATCATCGTGCAGAACCGGGTGGCCTTGGCCGTGTAGGCGCACTGGTTGTACTCGCCGGTCGTCTGCGTGTGGGGCAGGCTGACGACGTGGAGCCTCATGACACGATCTCCTCAATCGTCAGAACGCCATTGATCTGGCGAACTGTCGCTCCGCCCTCGTTGTGGCTCGATTGAACGACAATCCTATCCCCCGCCTTGCACCAGGCCACACGACTGTAGGCCGCCGTAGGGGCGGATGCCACAGCGTTCTGATTGCCCGACACGATGATGATGTTAGTCCCGTTCTGCTGAACATACGAGTAAAAGGCACTACCAGCGGAGTTCTGATACTGCGCGTCCAACGAAAACTTGTACCAGCCATCGCGAGGGATGACGATGGTGTTCATCACACCCGACGCCACCATCTGATTACCGCCCACGGGCGCGAGAGTCGCGACTATGAATCCGGCAGCGCCGGTGGCCGTCATCGTATGCGAGAAGATCCCCCGGATCGGCGTACGGGTTGACCTCATGCGATCACCATGTCCACGGTGTTCTGCATGTCGATGCTGTCGAAGATCGCAAGAATGCTCGTCGCGTCCATGCGCTCGACATGGTCACCGGAGTTCTTGGGGCTGGCTCCGAGATCCTGGGCTCCCTTCGTGTAGAGCTTGGCAACGGTCTCGAATGGCATCGCGAAATCGCATACGAAGACGGAGTCGATGATGCCCTGATACGGAGCGCTAGCTGGCGAGTTGCCGTTGTTGCCAATGGCGAACTTGTTGGCTCCGGCCAGGGTGATCGTGAACATGGTGGTGTCTGAACCGACCACTCGACCGTCGAGATACAGCTTGCGCTTCAGGCCGTCGACCGCTGAGTTATCTTCGACTCCAACCACGTGATGCCATTGTCCGTCGGCGACGAATGGGCCGCTGATGATGTTGCCCGCCTCAATGGTTTGGAGTATTCCCGCGTTGTTCATAACGAGCCTGAGATCCGCCGTGCTGTACGTGCCCCAGGCGATCATGGTTTGATTTGAGCCCGTGGTGACGTTGTTGACCTTGAACCAGCATCCGTAGCTGCGTGCAGCGAGGCCCGCGGGCAGGAGCGCATCCGTTGACGCCAGGTATCCGGCCCCGCCGAACATGACGGCGTTGTCCTTTGTGCCGTCCGCTCCGGAGATAGGCACGGGAGCGGTATTCACCGGGGCCACTGAGACGCCCTGCGAGCCACTGTCGGCGATCGACCCGTTCGTGAAGTTGTACCAGCGCTGTGGTGCGGTCACGAAGTCGGCGGATATCGCTGTTGCGCCCTTGCGACGGCGATGAACGTTGACCGAAGCGTGACCCGGTGTGACGCCGAGGCTGTGCGGAATCCGTGCGCAGTAGAGCAAGCGAACCTGCTCGTCGCTCAGTACGTCGGTGGTGACGAACGCCTCGTCAATACGACCGCCATGAGGCCCGTTGTTGGCGGTGGCAGCATCCCCACCGTAGGCACCGACGTTCAATGCACCCGAGGTCCCAAAGATCGGGACATTCGCGGTCGGAACAAGGGCCTCGAGGGCTCCATCTACATACGCGCGGAGGAACATCGAGTCGAATGTGGCAACAACGAAATGCCAGCGATCGTCGGCGATATCGGTCGTTCCAGCGATATTGGCTGTGCCGCTCCCGTCACCGGACACCTGCGCATAAACGACATTACTGGTCAGTACGGATATGAAGTACCCGTATCCCCCGCCAGCGGCAGTGGATTTTGCCACGAGATACTGCGAAGCGCCGCGTTTTGCCGTACGCACCCAGCAACCCCACGAGCCGTTCCTGATTCTGAACGGATCGGCGGCACCGGTATCGGCGATATACAGGTTTTGTGCCGCGGTGCTGGTAAACCTCGCCGCGGTGCTGGCGGAACCGTTGATGCCTACGTCGAACGTGACTGAGCCCTTGTTGGTCAGGGCTCGTCCGTTACCGCTCGCGTCGGTGAGGTCGGAGAGATTCCACAGGCCAACCGGAGCCGACAGGCCCATGCTTGTGAAGTCGGCTGCCGTGAGCGTTCGTCCGGCGCGGATCTGGTTGAGCACGCCTACGTCGAGAACGGGAACAGCGGCCAGGATGGAGGTCTCAGAGACCGGTGGACCTGTCGCGCCTATCGGACCTGTCGCGCCTGTCGGCCCGGTCGCACCGGTCGGACCTGTCGCGCCGGTCGGTCCCGGTGGGCCGGTGATGACCGACGCGCTGATCGTCGCCCCGGCGACCTTGACGATCCAGAACAGCACCACGTACGGCGGCATGTTGTTGTGCGCCGCCCCGCTCGCCGCCGTGGTGAGGGAGTTGGCGAGCGTGCCCTGGTCGTGCGTGTGGGCGAGGCTGCGGTCCGACGCGCCCGTGTTCGCGGCCGCGCCGTGCGGGTACGCGCTCCCGGCCCCGGCGTTGATGAGGCACGCCTCCCCGAGCCAGAGGAGGTACTGGTAGCCCGCGACCGGAGTCTGGTGAAGGTGGTCGGGTGCACCCTGGTTGCCCGTGTTGCCGGTGATCGTGTGGCCGTGGGCGATCATCGCCGTCTCGGCCGGAGTCAGGACGTGCGTCTCCTCGCCCAGGTTCGCCGCGCCGGGCGGCGAGGTAATCGAACTCGTACCGACAGCCCGGCTGCCGACGCCGTAGATGAAGCGGTCGGCGAGGTTCGGCACCCTGAACGTGTGGGCTGACGTATCCGCCGCCCAGAGGCCGTTCGAGCCTGTGGCGTTCGTCACGGCGAAGTCATAAGCCTGTGGGTACGCAACCTGCGTATAGGTCGCGCCGTTGCACACCACGTAGCCCGCGGGGATCGAAGCGAGGCTGGCCGACCACGCCTTGACGGCACCGATCTGGTCGGTGTCGTAGCTCGTCGCACCCTGTGGCCCCGTCGCCCCGATGGGTCCCGTAGCGCCGGTTGGGCCTGTGACTCCAGTCGGACCCGTTACGCCGACGGGTCCGGTCGCTCCGACAGGTCCGGTCGCTCCGACAGCGCCAGGCGTTCCACCGGGGCCGGTCGCGCCGATCGCGCCGGTCGAGCCCGTGGGTCCGGTCGCGCCGATGGGTCCCGTCGCGCCGGTAGGTCCCGTCGCCCCGGTAGGCCCGGTCGCTCCGGTAGGTCCGGTGACGCCAGGCGCGGCGAGCTGTGCCCAGTGGGTCGGATCGGCAGCGGGCAACGTGGCGCTCGACGTGTAACCGAGGATGCAGCGGTAGTAGCCACCCGCCGACGTAACGGCATCCCCGACCGCATACGCCGTTGGGTTCGTGAATGCCCCGCGGTCGTTGATCCCGACTGGACCCGTTGCACCGATCGGCCCCGTTGCACCCGTCGGTCCCGTTGCGCCCACGGCTCCGGTCGTTCCGGCCGGGCCGGTCACTCCCGTCGGGCCGATGACGCCCTGTGGGCCAGTCGCGCCGATCGGACCTGCGACTCCGGTCGGACCCGTTGCGCCGATCGGCCCGGTCGCTCCAATCGGCCCGGTCGCACCGACCGCGCCAGTGGTACCCGCGATGCCCTGTGGCCCGGTTGCGCCGGTCGGACCGACTACCCCGGCCGGACCCGTGACTCCAGTCGGACCCGTAGCCCCGGTCGGCCCGGTAGCTCCCGTTGGCCCGGTCGCCCCGGTAGCTCCCGGCAACCCCACGGTTCCCGGCAACCCCGCGGCACCCACGTCGCCCTGCCCGCCGCTGAGCGAGGTCTGGACGTACGACGCATAGTCGTAGCCGTCGAAGTAGACCGCGGCACCGATGCTGGCGGGACCGCTAACGCGCGCCATCCAAATCTTGACCGTTATGCGATCCCCCGGCTTCATCGGCACGCCCACCGTGGTGGTGCTGGGTATCTGAATGAGCTGCGGGGCTGCGGAGTAGCCGAACGGCGCGCTCGTGACCTGACTGACGCCGCTCTCGGCCGAAGTCGCCGGATCAAGCACGGCGACGTAGACCGTGATCGTCGCGAAGGCACCGGGAGTCGTCACGATGCCGTAGATGTCCCGGAGGATTCCGGTTTCGGGTGGATACACCGCGGTCCCAGGAACTCCATCGGGTGAGATGAAGCCCGCGGCGAAAGTGTTGGAGGTTCCCGACAGGGTCAGGCTGAGCGCGGTCTGCGTCTTCAGACTCGGGGCCTCCACCACCGTTCCGTAGGTCGGGGTTACGGCCGACTTGTCCTGATAGTCAAGCCAGAACGTCCGGCCGCCACTGGTGCCAATGGGTCCAGTGGGTCCGGTGGCCCCAATGGGTCCGGTCGCGCCGGTCGGTCCGGTCGCGCCGGTCGGTCCGGTCGCGCCGGTCGGTCCGGTCGCGCCGGTCGGTCCGGTCGCGCCGGTCGGTCCTGTCGCGCCGGTCGCGCCAGTGGTGCCCGCGGTGCCTTGCGGGCCGGTCGGTCCCGTCGCGCCAACAGCGCCAGCCGTGCCAGCCGGACCTGTCGCGCCGGTCGGACCGGCGACCCCGGCCGGACCTGTGACTCCAGTCGGTCCAGTTGCGCCGACCGGCCCGGTCGCGCCGATCGCGCCCGCGGTACCCGCAGGTCCGGTGGCCCCGGTAGGTCCGGTCGCACCGGTCGGACCCGTGGCTCCGGTCGGGCCGGTCGCGCCGACGACGCCCGCTGTTCCGGCAGGCCCGGTCGCACCGGTAGGTCCGATGACGCCTTGCACGCCCTGTATGCCTTGCGGCCCGGTAGCCCCGACCGGCCCGGTCACGCCAGCGGGACCCGTTGGGCCAGCGGGACCGACCGGACCCGTCGCGCCAGTCGGGCCGGTCGCGCCGGGCGGACCGGTAGCGCCGGGGTCACCGGTCGCGCCGGTCGGACCAACAGGGCCGGTAGCGCCGGTCGGACCGGGAGGACCCGGAGCGCCGGACGCACCGCTGCCGCCCATCGCACCGGTCACCGTCACCCGTGCGCTGCCGCCAACCGTGGCAACCGTGTCCACGGTGGTGCCGCCCGCGCCGACGATCTCGAGCGACTGGATGCGGTCGTAGCCGCCGAGCGTGATCTGGAAGTCCGAGGTCCCGTCGTCGCGCATCAGGGCCTTCTCGGGACTCCCGTCGACGCTTGCGAGCAGCGCCTTCAGCGTCACGCCGCGGCTCGCGCGCAGGATGTCCGCGGTGTACGTCGCGCCCGTGCCCCAATAGATCGGGAAGCAGGATGCGCCCCCGCCGAAGTGCGTCGCCAGCGTGCCGGTAAGGACGTAGTCCTGGCTGTAGTCGACGGTTCCGCCCCCGGCCGGATCGCCGGTCCAATGCTCGAGGCGGATCGTGCTGCCGAGCCGCGAGAGGACAATCCATCCGGTCGTCGACGGCGGCGACGAGAACGCGTGGATCTGGCTTCCGCCGACGAACGGCGGGCCGTCGAACAGGGCGTAGCCGCTGTAGTAGGTGAGGCACAGCACGTTGCCGGACGGGTCCTGGAAGCCGATGCCGTGGACGGAGCCCGGCCGCGCCGAGGCGTCGTACTCGGCGATCGCGTAGTCGCTGGTGTGCGCCGCGTCCAGAGCGAACGACTGGAATCCCGACGTGTCCTGGCTGACCCCGGTGAGCTCGGTGACCTGGGTCCACTCCGCGCCGGACGAGGTCGCCTTGATGTGCGCGAGCTCAGTGCCCGGAGCGCTCGGGGTGCCGTACAGCCAGTCGAGCTCGTCGCCGTCGTACAGCGTCGGGTCCGCGCTGCCGATGAGCACCTGTGCCGAGCCGCCGACGCCCTGCGACACCGCGACGTGGACGTTGCCGGAGGCGGTGAACTCGATCGCCGAGCCGGATGCAGCGTGGCCGTTGCCGTCGATGACGCCGACGCCGTTCATGCCGGTGGTCCCCGGCACGCGCATCCAGTCGTCGGCCACCACGGCACCCGAGCCGCTCGGCGTCCAGATGAACTTCGTGTCCATCGCCATGCGCACATCGCCGTTGACGCCCTCGCCAAGCGACGCCCACGTGTCCACCGGCCGCAGCCAGTGCCAGTCGATCAACTCCGTGTCCGGGTCGATCTTGTTCGCCCCCGGCGTCGACATCGACACAGGAGGCGGCTCGCCGGGGGCGAACAACGGGCTGTCGATCTGGATCGGGACCCCCGCGCTCGCGGCCGGGAGGAAGCCAATGAACGCGGGGGTCGCCAGATCCGGCGCGTCCGAGCAGTACAGCCCGAACCCCGCCGCGCTTGCCACCGCCGCCGACGGCACGGTCACCAGGAGCCTCGAGATGCTCATGGTGTTGTTCACGACTGGAGTCCCGATTCCGCAGTCGATGCACTCCGCGCCGTCGTCGACGTACGAGTCGACATCCGAGGCGATCGAGTCCACGTAGTCGTAGGTGCCGCCGTTCGTCGAGCGATACAGGCGCACCGGGTTGCCGTCGTTGACGGCGAGCAAGCCGCTGATGAGCACCGTCGCCGAGGCGTGGCCGTAGTCGACGCTCACCTGCGCGACAGGGCTCGGCAGCGTCTCGCCGCCGAACTCGTCCATGAGCGTGACCGTGTAGTAGTACGTGGCGGGCGTGAGCGTCCCGCCCGTGTAGACAGCGGACGCCACCGGAGCCTCGGTCGGGTCCGTCAGGCCGGGCGGCGTGGCCCCCGACCCCAAAGGGGAGACTGCGGTCTCACCCTGGAAGCTGTCCAGCAGCGTGAAGCCCACGTAGTACGTCGTGTCCGGGGTGAGCTGGCCCGCGCTCGGGTCGACGGTCACGCCCGGCGCGACCTGCGGGTTGGCGAGCGCCGGGTGCGCGTCGTGGCGATGGTCGATCGCGCCAACGCGCAGGTAGTGGTCGACGGTACGCACGTCGCGGTCCGTGAACGGAGTGCCGACTGCCAGCGCATCCCCGCGCTGGAGAACAGTCAGGCCCGCGAACGGCGTCTGATCCATCTACGTCACCCTGAACGCGATCCCGTCGAGGGACACGGCCGCGGTCGCAGCGTTGACGAGCACCACTCGGCCGTCCGGCATCACGTCGACACCGACCTGGCTGCGTGGCGTAGTGAGCGACGCGACGCTGAAAGCGTGGATTGCAGTCGGGCGATCCGCGGGGGCAAGGGTCACCAGCGTGCTCCCGGCCGTCCCCGGTCCGGCGACGACGCCCTCCAGAACCCGGAGATCCTGCGCCATTCGTGAGACTCGAGGCGCGGCATAGCCGGTGCCATACGCCGAGCAGCCAGCGCCCAGCGTGATCGCACCCGACGCCGCGGGGAGCATGTCGGTCGCCGGGTTGATCTTGTTCGCGCCCGGCTTCGACAGGCTGACCGGCGGCGGAGATCCCGACTGGAATCCCAACGTGGTCACGGTGAACCCGACACCACCCGAGCCCAGGCCCGTGCCGACCAGCGACGGCGAGCCGAACGGTGGCGACACCCCGCCGTACAGCCTCCACGAGGACGCCCCGGAGCCCAGCGGAGGCACGGTGACCGCGATCGACGCCGTCGAGGCGGTGGTGCTCACCGTGGGCGGCGCTTGCGTGCAGTCGGCGCACAGGTTCCCGTCGTCGGTGACCGTGTCCTGCCCCGCCGCACCCGAGGCGAGGAAGGCGAACTGCCCGCCGTTGACGGACCGGTAGACGCGCCAGCCGGTCGCCAGCGCCTCCGAGTGCAGAATCGTCGTCAGGCCGCTGAGGATGATCTGGCCGCTGGCGTAGCCGGGGTCGCGCGACAGGCTCGTGTACGGCCCGGTCTCCGTCTCGCCGCCCATCCCGTCGGCGAGCGTGACGGCGTAGTAATACTGCGCGATCGGCAGGTTGCCGCCGCTGTAGCTCGCAACCGCGGACGGGGCGATCGTCGGCGTCCCGAAGCCCCCCGGCGTCGCAGCGCTGCCGAGCGGCCCGATGTTCGTCTCGCCGCCGTAGGCATCCACCGCGGTCAGCCCGAAGTAGACCGTGGTGTTCGCCGGGATCTGGCCGCCCGTCGCGTTCGCCACGACCGAAGGTGCGACGGTAGGCGCAGGAAGCGGTGCGTGGGCGTCGTGGACGTGCGTGACCGTCCCGAGCTGGAGCAGGCTGTCGATCGTGCGGATGTTGCGGTCCGTGAACGCCGCGCCGTTGTCGTACAGGGCGTCGCCCGGTTCCAGCGTCGACAGTCCGGCGAAGATCGTCTGCTCCATGTCTACTCCTGGGTGTCCTCGTCTTGGTAGGTCGCCCCGAGCCCCTGGAACGAGACGTGCACGAAGCCGTCGAAGACGACCGTGTCCCCCGGCGCGATGGCACCGAGCTTGAGCTTGGCTCCGGTCACCATCGAGGCGTCGCTGATGACCCATTCGGTGACGACGGCGCAGAACATCACCGGGTCCGAGCGGGTCACGCCGCCCGGCGTGTTCTCGATCACGATCGCGTTCTGGGACTGGCCGGTGACAAGCTCGAAGCCGTAGTAGAAGTGCGGCCGCTCGAGATCGGACATCCGGTTGCCGGTCACCGTCACGAAGTGCTGCGTGAACTTGAGCTCGAGCTCCAGCCAGCCGGGGTAGTCCGAGGCGGTTCCCGAGACTGAAATCTGGAATTGCTCCACGCACTCGCGCAGCGCGCCCCACTGCCGACTGCGCTCGGTATTGAGGATCTCCTGGGCGATACCGTGCGCCAGCGTCCCGATCGAACGGTGAAGCGCATGGGTCGGGACGGATGTGGCCTGGTCGCTCATCACCACCCCGTAATCCCGAGGTTCGGCTCGGCCCACGTGACGATCAGATCCTTGACGACCTCCGACACGTCCGGGTTGTCGAGCAGCGCCACGCCGAGCGACATCTTGTAGGTGCCGTTCTGACCCAACGTCTGCGTGCTCGTGATGTGCGCCAGCCACATGCGGGAATTGATCCCGGACGGACGATCCATGAGCGTCAGGACCCGGTCGAGGTAGAAGTACGGGTAGGCCGGGATCTCGACGGTGGCCGTGGTGGCAGCGAGGGCCTGCCGGAAGGCGATCAACTGAGCGGCCAGGTCGCATTCGTGCTGCGTGGTGAACAGCGGCTCCTGGTGGATCTCGTGGCGCAGGACGCGCGCGTCGCGGTCGGTCCCCGTCAGGTAGATGGTCTTGTGCCACGGCGGGCGGTAGAGCCCGGTGATCCCGAGGGTCTGGTCGCCGCCGAGCTTGAGACCCCCGCGACCGTTCTTCGGGAGCTTGCCGCGGACCCGGATGATGCTCGCCTTCTGCGTGTTGTCCGTCTGGTACTGGACTCCAGTCAGGAGTTGGTCGTCGCGGATCTCCGTGAAGATCGGCGGGTTCTGGCCCGCGGCCTCGGACTGCTTGAACACCGGGCGGCCGTTGGGATGCGCGCCGCTCGCGGGCTCGATGTAGAAGATGAAGCCGGTCAGATCGCACGCCTTCTTGATGATGTCCATGAGCGTGCTCTGCACGTCGAACACGATTCCCTGTGCCTTGAGTCCGTGCGGCCCGAGGTTTCCGGTCGGGTCGATGCGCATGTTGTTGACGTTCCAGCCGCCCCATCGGCAGGCGATCTTCACCATGTCGGACAGGTCGTCGATGAGGACGCCCTTCTTCTGCTGGAGAGCCCCCTCGTCCCGCGTGGCCTTGACCTTGGAGTCGAGGCGCTGCTGGACCTGACCGCGGTCGTAGAACGTCACCGGATCACGCTTGTCGGGGTCGATGTTCCAGCCGAACAGCTTGCTGTCGACGAGGTTCAGACCGAAGTCGCGACATGACAGCGTGATCTGGTCGGGCAGGTCGCCGACGGTGGCCGAGTCGATGAGCCCGGAGAAGGTCGGGACGATCTGGTCCCCGTAGCCCTGCGAGATGTGGATCTCCACCGAGTCGGTGAGCAGCCGGTCCCACTCGTTCGGCTCGTGAAAGAGGCTCGGACGGCCCGGAGCCTTGTACGCCCGCAGCGGCGAGAACCAGCCGCGCTCGATCTTGTGGAACGGATCGCCGAGAGCGCCCACGGCATTGATGTAGCCGACGTTGTCCATCTGGACGGTCGCCACCGTCACGCCGTTGCTGTCGAAGCTCGACTCGAGCGTGATCTGCGTGATGTTCGGGATGACCATCCAGTCGGAGTCCGCGACCCAGACGGCCTGCCACACGCCGTCGGCCGAGTAGCGGCGGTGGTAATGGCCGCGGCGGACCATCACATTCGCGCGCGGCTTGGCAGCCCCGACGTGCTTGCCGGACTTCCAGCGCCCCGCGATCGAGGTCGGGGTCGGCTGCGGCGGCAGGTTGCCGCCCGTCAGGGCGTGGTAGGCGGTCTGGAGCGCGTCGTAGTCGACGCCCTCCTGGAAGTTCGGGTGCTCCAGCGTCCACGGCCAGATGACGATCCAGACCTCCTGGAGACGCCCCGCATTGACCTGCCGGTAGTTGCGGGTCGTCGGGATGCGATAGCCCCAGGTGATGATGTCCTGCATCTCGGTCGGCTCGTAGGCTCCGGCCACCGTCACATGAGCGCCACGGTCCTCCCCCGAGAACCCGTCCCACCACGTGTCAGGGTCCTTGAGGTCGACCGGGATTCCGGCCGTGGCCTCCGCGTAGACGACCTCGTAGGCCGCGTCCTGGGCCGCCGAAATCTCCGTCTGGTAGAGCAGGCCGCCGAAAATCTGCATGGCCTGCTTGAGCTCCGCCTCATTCGTGTGGTCGACCGTGGCGTGCGCGAGGGCGTAGACCCGGCCGTACTTGCCCGCCCCCATCCCGTTGATGCGGACCTCGTCGAGGGCGTCCTGGATATAGCACCCCTGGTCGTCCGGGCCGTCCTGGACCGACACGCCCGGCACGAAGCCCGGATTGCCCGCGCGCCGGTACAGGTCGTAGACATCATCGGACGACGGCTGGATCTGCCGGTCGGTGTAGTAGCCCGAGGTCAGGCGGATCAAGTTGCCGATACCCGTGGGGCAGCAGGTCCCGTAGACCTGGTTGCTGACCGTGTCGAAGCCGATCCCGGCGAAGTGGTTGATCGTGTCGATCGGTGCTGTGCCGCGAGAGCCGGTGCTGCCCTCCGGACCCGCCTCCGCGCTCGGCGGCTGGAGGAACTGCGCGGCGCGGAGCTTCGGTACGTCCTTGACACCGCGTGCGCCGAGTGGACGAGGGCTCATGCGTCGACGACGTGGCCCAGCAGGTAGCCAGCGAGAACGGTGACCACGTCCATCGTGATCGTGTAGGTCCAGTACCACGTCGGGGCGTGCGCGAAGTCCCGGCTGTTGCGCACCGTGCGCTTGCGGACCGGCGTGAACTCCGTGATGAGCACTTCGTACATCGCCCCGGAGAAGTCCGTGAAGTAGATCGTCTGGCTGCGGCCGAGGTTGTAGAAGTCGAACATGCGCTGGATTGACGCCTGATCGAAAAACGTTCCGCTGTACTTGAACTGCATCGGGATACTGTCGCCCTGCTGGCGGACCAGGCCGACCTGCTTCGTGTTGCCGCTGTAGGTGATCTGCCGCGAGCGCCCGCCCATGTCCTCGGTGTCGTGGTTGATCGGCCACGTGAACTGGTCGCCGGTCGCCGGGTTCGTGAAGACGTTGTGCACCACGGTCATCCGCCAAGCACTCCCTTCGCCCGCAGCGTGGATCGGACGTGAGTCGACAGAACCGTGTCGATCGCGTCGGAGACCGCGCCCACGTCGCCCCTGTTCGCCACGTTGACGTTGATAGTTGCGTTTGCAGTCGCATGAACGTTGCCGGTGCTCAGCGTCCGCGACGAAGCCTTGTTGGCCTGCCCGATGCCGCGCATGACCTCGTACGCGGTCGGGAACTTGATGTTGCCGACGTTGAGCTCGTAGTTGCTGGCGTCAGCCTGGGACGCGCGGAGCTCGTGCGCTTGCAGCAGGAGCTGGTTCTTGTACGCCTTGTTGTTCTTGACCCTCCGGGCCAGCGCCTCGATCTCCGTGGCGGCGATGTCCTTGCTGATCCGGCCCATGTCGAGGTTGAAGTTGATCGTGTCCAGCCGGTCCTGCCAGCCCGCCTGACGCCGAGCTTGCCGGTCGCTACGGACCGTGGCGAGCGCGTCGATCTTCTCGGCCGGGGTCTGCGCGTACTTGCTCAACTGGATGTCGCGCCTCAAGTTGATATCTGCGAGCTTCACCGGGTCTGTGGTGCCGCTCGCCGCGAGATTGGCCGACGCCCGGACGTACGCCTGGGCCTGGCCGGTCAGGTAGTCCTGCCACGCCGCGCGGTTGTTGTTGACCGCGACGATCTGCTGGGAGATGTCGTGTGCGGAGGCGTGGTGGCTGCGCAGGAATGCGAGCCGGTCGATCGAGCGGTTGAGCGCCGTCGTGAGCTTCTGGGCCTGGGTCGCTCCGATCCCCGCGGCCGAGTCGGCGACCGCGGCCTGGTCGTCGTACTGCTGCACGGCGTTGTCGGCGACGTTCTGCAACGCCGTGGCGGCCGCGGTCTGGAGGTCGATGAACTCCTTGGTGTGCGTCAGGTGCGCCTTCACCATGTCGCGGATCTTGTGGTTGATTGCCTCCAGCGCGATCCGCATCTTCTCGGTCGGGTCTGAGGTTCTGGCCTCGGCGAGCGCGGCCCTCGAGTCGATCAGCGGGAAGACGCTCTGCTCGAGATGCTGCTGGCTCTGTTGTAGGACCGTCGCGTCGAACGTCGGCTGGTACAGGCCCCTCTGCTGGCGGGTCTGCGCGAGGGTCGACCTGTCCTCGCGGAGCGCTTGCAGATTGGCGGTCGTGCGAGGGAGAAGCTGGAGTCGCGCGATGTCGGCCAGCGCGGCGCGAATCCTCCTGTTGAAGACCCCCATGATGAAGCGGGGGGCCTGATCCAGGTAGGTCTGGCGAGCCGCCTCGTCCTGCTGCGGGGTCTGCGCGAGAGACAACGCGGTCTGGAAGTTCTGCTGGGCAGGTCCGGTGATCGAGTCCTGGATGTCCTTGATCTGCTTGAGCGCTTTCGTCGCGTCGCCCTGACCCGCGGGACCCAGCAACGCCGCCTTGCCGAGGTTCGTGAGGGCCTGCTCGATCCCGTACTGCGCCCTCTTGACCGTGACGCCCGTGACGCCCGTCTGGGCGATCGTGTCGGTGATCGCCTGGGCGTAGCCGTCGAGGGAGATCGAGCCGTCCGCAAGTGCCTTCTGGAGCGCGGTCCAGTCGCCCGTCTGGGCGGACAGGAGCGCCCGGCCTGCGACGACCTTGGACCGCTCGGCAGCCGACGCCGCCTTGGCCTGCCTCCCGCCGAAGATCGTGGCGTAGGAGTTGCTCAAGTCGCTCGACGCCTTGTCGTAGGCGTCGAAGCGTTCCTTGTCGCTCGTGGCGTCGGCGAGTCGCTGCCTGAGCCCCCGGTCGATCTGGTTCGTCGTCAGGAGCGTGCCCTGCCCCGCGGCCCCGCGTCGTTTGGCTGCCGCTATCTCCCGGTCGGCCACCTGAGCGGCCTGCCGCTGGACCGCCGGGTTGCTGCGATACCAGTCGGGGAGGTTCCTCAACTGCTCGTCGATGAGCGACTGTCGGTCGGTGCGCGTGATGCCGGTGCCCTGAGCGAGCCTCTGATGCGCAAGCTCCGACGCGAGCGCCTCCGTGTTCTCCCGGTCCTGCTTGGCCTGGTTGAAAAGCCCGAGCTGGTCCCTGACCCAATTCCCGACTCCGGTCGTGACCTTGAAGTAGAGGTCTCCGACCTTGCCCTGCGCAACGTCGCTCAGCAGCCCTGTCGCCGTGACCTCGTTCTGCTTCTGGATCGCCTTGCCCTGCGTAACCGTCTTCTCGAGGTTCACCGTCCCGGCGTTCGCCGCGTCCGAGAAGCTCTTTTCCTGCTTGGCGTAGTTGTCGTAGTGGTCGTAGATCGCCTTGCTGGTGATCCCGGCGACGAACAGCGCTTCGACCGGCCCGCCAATCCGTGCTCCGAGCCCCGTGCGAACGGCACCGGGGACGGCGCGTCCCACCCTCACCGCCGCTCCCATCACGCCGAATCCGGCAACGGTGGCCGCGGTGATCCGCTCCATCCCGACTTCCCAGCGGGTCGCCACTGCGGCCATCCCGACCGCCTCGATCTCGGAGATGGTGGTGACGCCCTCCCGCACGACCGCCACCCGGCGCGCGCCTGCGACCTCCTCGGCCGCCACGACATCGGCTGCCGCCGTGGCCCGAGTCCTCGCCGACGCCTCCGCCTCCACCGCGGCCCTGTGGTCGGCCACGGCCGCCGCGTCGAGCGACCGTGCGTACTCGACCGGTACGCCACCAGCCCCGTGCTCCAGGGTGCCGGTCCCGAACCTGCCGCCCGCGGCGGTGATCGCTGGGATGGGGGCCATCCCGCCCCTCTGGAGGGAGCGGTAGATGCCCTCGCGCTCGTTGAGCGCCTGGAACTCCTCGGCCTTCTGCGCGGAGAGCAGCGCCGCCTCGGTCGACTTGCGGAACGCGACGTTGGCGCGCTCTACCGCCGCCTCCTGCTCCTCCGTCCCGACAGCCATCTGCTCTGCTGCGATCGCGAGGTTCTTCGCTCGCGAAGCGGCCAGGCGGCTTGCCCTCGCAGCGTTCTGAGCCTCGCCGGAAAGCTGGTTTCGCTCGGACTCGAAGTCCTTGAGGATCTCCCGGTTCTGAATCCGCTCCGGGCTCGCAGTGACGAGACCCTGGATGCCGCCGCGAAGCGATCCCGGCTGGGCTCCCGGCAGCGACCCGCCAAGGTTGAAGAACTTGAGCGCCCTGACGATCCCGTACAGCTCAAGGAACGGGAGGGCGACCTTGATGCCGGGGATCTTGCTGATCTCCTCGACCAGGCTCGTCGTCATCGTGAGGCCCTGGTTCAGGACGCGAACCAGCAGTCCGACGCCGCCGAGGCCACCGGCCGACGCAAACGCCGACCCGAGTCGCTCGATCCCGTGGCCGATGGCGCTGATCTGCTCGTTGACCTGCCCGAGGGCGTGGCGCAACTCGCGAGCGGCGGAACCCTGAGCCTGGTCCTCCCCGGCCGCGCCCTGAATCCGCCGCAAGAGCTGCGGGTTCTGGATGATCGGGATGAAGAACCGGGCGAATTGACCACCCGAAGGGACCAGGGCTCGCGCGAGGGCGTTGACCTGCTCCGGCGACGCGTCCTTGGCGAGCTTGACCGCCTGCGTCAGGGTGTCCATGAACCCGCCGCCCGGCGTGATCCCGACCGACCGCAGGGCCGCAGCGCCCTGCGGTGTGAGCTGTCTCGACGCGGCGCGCGAGATCGCCGTACCAACGTTCTCCCCGGACGCGCCGGTCAGCTTCGTGCCGGTCTCGATCAGGGCGATCAGGTCGCGGAAGTTGCCGCCCGCCAGCCGGAACGCGCCCGCAGCCTTGGCGACGCCCGCGATGAGCTGGCCCTGGTTGCCGCCAAAACGGTTCTGCACGTTGTTGACCGAGTCGAGAACGGGCAGCAGGTCGGCGGCAGTGAGCTTGAAGCCGTTGACGATCGCGTTGAGGTACTGCGTCGACTGAGCGGCGGTGAGCTCGCCGACCTTCATCGCGTACAACGCGACCGTGGCCCCCTGCACCGCGTCGGCCTGGTCGTTGAAGACCTTGGCCGAGCCGTAGACCGCCTGCACCGTGTCTTCGATCGGGACGTTGAACTGCGCGCTGAGGTCCCGGAAGCTCTGCTGGAGCTTCGACGAGTCGACGTTGTTCAGGACGCGCGAGACGAGCCCGACACCGGACGCCGCGTCGACCGCGCCCTTGCCCAGCAGGCCGAGCGCGCGAACCGCGCCGAAGGTCAGGGACGCCGCGGCCGTCCAGCCCGCGAACTTGCCAATCGTGCCGAGGATCTCCGCGCCGAACTGGCGGGCCGTCACCTGACCGCGCGCCATGTAGCCGATCGTCTCGCTGGTCAGCAGGCCATGCCGGGCCGCAGCGTCGGCCGCGAGGTTGTAGGCGCGCGCCTCGTACTCAAGCTGGGCGTCGAGCTCTCGTAGCTCGCGGGAGAACAGGCTGGTCGTCTGGGTCGAGCGAGCCGTCTGGGTTTCCGCGGCGGCCTGGGCGTGCTCCATGTCGCCGTAGCCCTTGGCGACCTTCGACAGGTCTTCGCCCGCCGTGAGCAGGCGTTGCGGCGGTGGCTGTGGACCCGCGCCGAGGAGGAGCTGCGGTGTCGGCTGCGGGCCGGGGCCGAGAAGTTTCTGCGACGAGTACGCCCGGCCGCGGGCCGCGATCGCCGCCTCCTGCTCGGCACGGGCCTGGATCAGCGCCGGATCGTTGAGACGCTGGACTCGAGTCGCAGCTTGGAGCAGCGGGCTCTCTTGGCGCGCGGCCGCGCGGACCCGTTCAGCTTGCGCGCTGATCGTGGCCGCGTTCGCGGCGAGGACTCGGCCCTCCTCCTGCTCGACCGCCAGCCGTTGCCGCGCCGCGGCCAGCGCATCCGCCTGCGCCTTGACGAGGCGCTCGGTGCTCAGCGTGGCCTCGTCGATCGTCGCCTTCTCGGTCGGTCCCGCCGCGGGTGCAGTCCCTCGCTCCGCGGCGGCAGCGCGGCGCGTAGCGGCGCGTTCGACTTTCGCCGCGTTCTCCCGTGCGATCTGCGCCTCCTGCCCGAGGCGGGTGTCCAAACGCGAGACGGTCGACTCGAGCTTGTCGAGCTTGACGTTGGTCTCGGGGTTGATGCTGCGATCAGCCATCGCCGACCACCAGGGCGTTCACGGCCTCGTTCTGCTCCCCGTCCGGCTCGCCCTTGTACTTGCGCTCGCGGGCGGCGTCGACCTCGGCGAACCAGTCGGTCACAAGCTCACCGTCCAGCCAGATGTGCCGCGGAGGGATCTCGTCGGACGCGAGGTTCTCGCGCCAATTCCAGACTGTCGTCGCAAGGCTGATGGCTGCGGCCAGCGTGTACGGGATGTCGATGAGGCTTTCAACGTGATCTGGCAGTAGGTGGTCGATCGACCCCAGGTCGCGGGCGAGCTTGACGATGCTCAGCCACTCGTCCGAGGTCAGGAGGCTTTTCCCTGGGTCAGCGTCCTCTGCTCGCGCTCCAGACGCTCGTAGGCGTCCTTGACGGTGTCGATGAGTTCCGGCGGCTCGTTCTCCATGTCCTCGGCGGTCATCCAGCGCCGCTTGCCGTGCGGCGCGTCCGTGGTGCACAGCAGCCACTCATGGATGGCGTACTCGTGCTGGAAGACGGCCATCGCGTCCTGCTGGATGAGGTCGCGGCGGACTCGCTCGACCAGCGCCTCCATCTCCAGTAGCCGCAGACCCTCGCGCTCGGGCTCGAGGTACTCCTCCAGCTTGGCCTCGACGAGATCCTGGTAGCGGCGGACGTGCTTATCCAGCGACTCCCGTTCGTCCTTCGGCTGATCGGCCTCGGGCATCCGGCTGATCGCCAGCAGGCGCTCCTGGTCGTCGTCGATGTGCGCGAATGGCCCGTCGTCCTCGTCGGGCTCGGCCTCGGTGGCTTCGACCTCGTTGCGTGCGCGCAGGTAGTGCTTGAACCACTCGCGGCCGACGAGCACGTCCACGAGCGGCTCCTTCTCGCCCGCGTCGATCAGGTCGGCGACCTCGTCTTCGAGGACGGCGTGCGAGTCGGTCTGGTCGTCGCGAAGCTCGCGCGCGCGCCGGGCCTTGGCCGCCCGCGCCTTCTCCGCGATGACGCGAAGCTGGAGGCCGTTGGGCAGGCGGCACCAGACGTGGATGTGCGCCGGGTCCACGCACCCGTTCGTCCCCGCCTCCGTGTCGACGGCGTCGCACTCCTCCGCCCCCAGACCGACGTGGACCCACGTCGAGAACGTGAACAGAGCCCGGAGTTCCGGGCTCATCTCGTCGGGCACTACGGTGACTTCCTCGATCTCCTCGACAGCTACGTCGGTCATATCGTTCCTTTCGCCGTGCGACCGGAGTCGCGCCTTTCCTGCTTGCCTGGCTCCATGAGCCGCTTGTGCCGTCGAGCGGGCCGTCAGCCCTATGAGGGGTGCTATCGGATGCAGTACCTCGGGGACATGCGCGAGCGCGCCTGCCTGAGCCCCGTGCCCGTGAGCGTGAGGTTGCCGGAGCCGTCGTCGGTCACGAGCGTCGCGTTCGACGCCGCAACGGCGCGAACTTCCGCCGTCGTGATGGTGCCCCGCGGGTGCAGGAACCGGGCGACCCGGCTCGCCTTGACCGGCGTCGGAACCCGCCCGCCGAGACCATTGACCATCGCGAGCAGGCTGACCCGGTCGACGATGCCGCCCTTGTCGCCCGCCCCGAACTGGTGGACCTGTGCCATCAGGGCCTCAACCCCTTGAACGCCGAGAACTCACCGCTCTGGCTCGTGTAGTTGATGACGAAATCGGTCGGCGTGTTCACGCGGGCCGGGGTCGCCGGGGTCTGGAAGATCGCGTCCGACACGTACAGCGTCTTGAGGATCGCCGCCGGGTTCTTCGGGTTCTGGATCTGGACCTCGAGCTTGATCGCGTTCTGGTTCAGCCAGCCCTGGACCTCGGCCGGGGCGACGCCGGTCATCTCCGACAGCATCGAGAAGAACGCTGCCGCGTCGCGCGAGCGCACGGTGATCGTGCCGTTCACGTCGCGCTGCGTGACCGTGTAGCCGATCGAGTCCATGTTGCAGAACTCGTAGTCGAACTGACCGGTGACGGTGCCCTCCAGCGTGAACTGCTGGACGCTCGCCAGCTTGAGCTTCGCATCGGTCAGGTAGACGCAGATGTTGCGGCCGCGGACCGCGCCCGGCTTCGTGATGACGCTCGCGTGGACCGGCTGCGGGAACGACTTGGCCGCGGTCGTGAAGTAGGAGAACTTGACGACGGTCGGCTGGCCGTTCACGTCCGTGGCCGGGGTCGCCGTGGTGAACGTGATGGTGGCGACGGCCGGGTTCGGCGAGTTGGTCGGCGTCGACGTGTAGTCGACGCCCTCGATCATCACCGCGCCGTTGACGATCACGCCGAAGACGGACTTGAACGTCGTGCCCGCCGCGCCGCCGATGCGGTACGGGATCGCCGGGTCCGACGTGACGTAGCTCGCGGACCCGCCCGCGGCGAACTGCTCGACCGGCGCGCCCTTGGCGTAGTAGAACGCCCCGCCCGAGAGCTCGACGGTCTCCGCGGCCTGGTCGCTGACACCGTAGGAGTAGCTGATCCGGGTCGGCCAGTAGGCGGGAACAAGATGGCCCGCGTTGACGACGCCACCGGAGGACAGCGGGTCCTTCCACGGCGAGGCGATCGTGACGTACTGGCACTTGGAGAACTTGTACTCGGTGCCGTCCGCGTCCGTCACGTCGAGCGCCTGGCCGGATGCGAAGCTGCCGCTGGTGGCGTGCTCGCCCATGAGGAGGGCTTCGAGCTCGGTGGAGACATCCCACGACTCCATCGAGAACGTGAACTGCGGGTCGCCGGGGATCTTGTCGACGATCGAGTCGTTGCCGATCTCCTGGACGACCGTCAGCGGGACGTTGACGTTGCTCAGACCGGCCGACTGGAGACGGTCGATGACGCTGTTGCCCGCGACGTGGATGATGGAACCGGCGTTGACGCTCATATGGTCTCGTTGCTCCTGGTGTCAGGGTCGGCCGACGGGCGAAAGTTGGTCTCGAATGCCTTGCGCGACGCCGTTGATCTCGGAAATCCCATCCAGCTTGAGCAGTTCACAGCCGTCGACTGCCAGTCCGTTGAAGCGCCCTCGGCACAGGCCCTTGAAGTGGTCCCGCGCCTCGCGTGCTTCTGTCGTGTCCGGCAAGAGGGGCTCGATCTTGTTCTCGAACTCCTCAAGCGTCTGAGCCATGTACTTCGCCTTCCGCCTGTGGAGATACTGCTCTCGGTCCACGCCAGTCCTTGCCTACGTCGCCGTTGCGCTCCTAATCTACGACTGGAGGCGCTCTCTGACAGACGCTCAGTAGCGGAGGATCGGCGCGAGCTCGGCGTCGATCCGGTCCTGGAGCGCCAGGAGCTCCCGCTTGTAGGCGGCGAAGGCGGCGGCGGAGCCGTCACGCAGGAAGAACCGGCCCTGGTAGCCGCTCGGACGCATCAGAGGTCCGCCGCGCCGGGCCTCGAATGTGGGCTGATCGCGGAACGCGCCGGGACTCGGCGCGACGTTCCCGAAGCCCGGTCCCGTGAAGAAGCCGCGGATGCCCGAAAGCTGGCGACCGCGCGGCCGGAAGCCGTACTCCTGGGAACGCCAGTACGGGCCGTAGCGCGCCATCCTGCCGCTCCGTGTCGTGAGGCGATCGAGCGTATTGATGTTGCCGACGCCGACCGCCCCGGTCGGCAGGCCCCCGCGTGGCTCCAGCACCGCCGTGCGTATCGCAGCAGCCAGGCCGGGGCGTCGCCCGGTGTCGGGGCGGACCTGGGTTGCCGCGATCTTCCCGACGATCTCCTGCTGGGCTTGGACCGCCGCGGTGCGAGCCGCCAACTCCAGCCCGTCCATGAAGTTCAGGAGCGACTTCTGGACCCTCGCCAGGAACCCCGCTCCCGCGATGCCCGCAACGCCCGCGGCCTCAAGCTCCCTGAGTTGGATGATGATGCGGTCGAAGTGCTCGTAGATCGGCCCGACATCCTCGACGACGAAGATGTCGTACCACTGCGCCATCAGGCCAGCGTCGAGGCGTAGTAGATGTCCTCCACGCGGACGGTCGTGAGCCAGGTGAACTCCTGCCACGGCTCGGGGTCAAGGAACGCCTGGTGATGCGTCGACACGCCGTCGACGCGCAGCCGGTCGATCTCGACAGGCGGGTCTTGGCCGTAGTCCATGAGCGGGAGCGTGCCCTGTTCGTCGGACTCCAGTGCGAACTTCATCCAGTTCGCGACGTTGCGCGCGATCTCCATGTCGACGCCGAAGACGAAGAACTCGATCGTGTAGTTGCGCTCTGTGAGCGACGAGCCCATCTCGGCCTCGCGACCCTCGTCGTCGAAGTTGAAGCCGACCGCGGCGAGTGACACGCCGTCCAGCGACTCCAGCGAGTGCGGGAAGCTCTCGATCCAGCGCAGCTTGTCCGGCCCGTAGCCGCGCGTGACGAGATACTGCCGGGCGAACTCGCGGACGGACTTGTCGATCAGGTCTTCGCGGGAGATCACAGCCGTGGCTCCGAGATGCGCCTACCGTAGATCAGGAAGCGGTCGATCCCGGCGACGCCGTCGAACTTGTAGGTCTCGATCTTGCAGGTCCAGTCGCGCGCCTCGAAGCTCTGGGCGTCGATCGCGGTGACCGCGGACGCAGCGGCAGACGGCAGGATCAGCATCACGTCGGCGCGGTCCATGACTCCGGCCGACTTGTCCTCCGACGAGCCTGCGCTAAACCCGCGGATCACCGCCCGGAAGCCGACCTTGCCGTGGACGAGCGCCGAAGCCGCGGCCGAGGAGATGGGCTCGAGCGTCGGGTCCATCGGGACTCCAGTCAGAGGATCGACCGGTGTGCCCGGCGGCCAGGTGCTCTCCACCGGGCCGAACAGGACGATCGGCACGCCCATGTAGTCGCGAGCCCGGTTGTGGGCCTCCTCGTAGCCCGCCAGATCGGGCGTGATGACGACCACTAGTACGTCCCGAAGCGCTCGTCGAAGAAGCCCGCCTGCCCGCCGACGCCCTGGTTGAGGACCCACGGCTCGATCATGCGTGCCGTTACCGCGTCGCGCGCGTAGACGAAGTCCATGAAGTGCTCCAGCGGGTCCATGTTGCCCGCCAGCGCCTCCAGCGCCTTGTCGCGCTCCTGCTGCAACAGCTTGAGCTGGTTGGCGAGCAGCGACGGCGACAGCGCGTACTCCCACGACGACGCCTCGTCCGAGATCGTCTCCGAGACCTTCATCCCGGCGAACTGGAAGAAGAAGTAGTCCAGCGCCGCCTGGGCCGCGATGACCGAGCCCTCCTGGAGGCTGAGCTCCTCCGTGGTGGCGTATTCGATCGGCGCGCCGTTCGCGTCCGTCTCCGTGACGACCAACTGCTTGCCGAAGACGCTGCCGAGATACAGCGTCACGTCCGCCATCGCGTCGGCAGTGATGTCCTTGATCTGGTCGTCGGTCAGGACCGGCGCGCCCGTACCTTCGAGGGCGCGCCTGATCCGCGGGGTGAGCACCCGAATGTCGGTCAGCGTCTCGTCGACGGTGACGGCCACTACGCCTCGGCCTTCGCACGACGGCGCACCCTGCGTGCGGCGGGAGTGCCGACCTCCTCGCCCTCGGCGAAGCTGCCGGTATCCGGCACGAAGACCTCGGACGTGTCGACGACCAGGAGCGGCCGGGTGCCCTCCTCGATCAACTCGTCCGTGTTCTGGTCGCGGATCTCGAAGCGCTGCGGCAGGAACGGGTTGTCCTTGAGCTCCCTCGGCGCGCGGGCGGTGAGTTCGATCTCCTCGTCCGTGAGCTCCACGGTGCCGTGCGGCTCAACGGCGATCGCGTCCTCGTCGCCGTTGGGCTTGTACTTCGACACGCCGACGTATCCGGCGCTCGTATTGCGGAACCGCGTTGTCTTCACCTTCGCCATTGCCAGTCCTCCACAGGGAGCCGTTTGCCGTTCCTAATCTACGACTCCAGACAGCAGAACGGGCGGCTTTTCAACCGCCCGCTCAATCCCACGCCCCGGCAGGGACTAGGTCAGAACGACGCGGCCCAGACGCCCCTTCGCCACGCCGTAGAGCAGCATCCCGGCATCGCGCGCGGTCTCCCAGCGGAAGTAGAAGCTCGGGAGCTTCAACTGCTGGACCTTGGCGGTGCTGCCGTAGTAGGTCAGCCGACCGGCGTTGCGCCCGACGAACCAGAGCTCGTTGTTCGGCAGGACGAAGTTGCCCTCGAAGTTCTCGAAGTTCTCCACCTGCACGACGGGGTAGCCCTTGTAGGTCGCGATCTGGCCGGTCTCGAACACCCGCTCCTGGATGTTGGGACCGAAGTCGAGACCCACGTTGGCGAGCTTGCGGATCGCCACGGAGGTTCCGAGGATCGAGACCTTGCCGCCGGACCGCAGCGCCACGGCGTCGAGGATCGTGTCGATCTGCGTGTCGGTCAGCGTCGCGGCGGCGAACGAACCGAAGTACGTGCCCGTCGTGATCGCGGCCTGGATGAGCTCGATGAGCCGCTGCGCCGGGAGGATCTCCATCTTGTCCTGCGCGTGGCTGGACAGCTTGTCGAGCGAGCCCCAGAAGTTGAGCGCGAGCTCGTCCTGGTGCATGTCGATCGCCGCGACGATCTCCTCACGCGGCATCTGGGAACGCTCGTAGCGCAGGATGTCCGAGCGGATCTGGCCGCCCTTGCCCTGCCAGTACGCGCGCATCCCGCGGAGGTTCTCCTCCACGAAATCGACATCGCCGAGGCCGACCGTCTTGACCTCGATAACCGAGCCGACGATGTTGCCCTGCATCGCGTCGCCCCACGCCTGGTTCAGGAGGTCGTACGCGAGCTCCTCCATGTCCATGCCGTGACGCGCGAAGTGCGACGCGAGTTCGATGTTCGTCTCGGCCTTGAGCTGTGCCCGCTTGACCTTGTCCGTCTCCGCGGCGACCTTCGCCAGCGTGTTGAAGATGACGGCGTCCATGTGTGCTCCTTACTCGTGATTTGCCGCGGACGCCTAGAACTGGCCGCGGAGACTCCTGACGGTGAGAACGCCCTCGGTCCCCGCCGTGTTGTACGGCCGGAACTCCTGGACGGTGAACAGCGCGTTCGCCGCGGCAACGCCGCGCATCCACGAACCCGTCCCGTTCGTCTGCCCCTTGCCCTGTGGCCGCGCACCGGCCGGGTCCCAGCCGATCAGGTCCCCCGGCACGTAGGCCGCGTCCGGCTTGATGAGCGTCAGATGGAACGCCCCCGAGTGGTAGGAGTGCACGTACTCGCCGGGGTTCAGCACGAGGTTGACGATCTCGTTCGGGCCGAGCGCCGTGCCGTACTGCGAGCCCGTGTTCAGGTCCGGGACCATCACCGGGCGCAGCGCGATCGCCGAGCGCGGGTCCACGGCACCCGCCGACGCGATCTGCCAGTACAGCTTGCCCCCGGAGTTGAGCGGGACGATCATCGAACCGGGGTCGATGGCGACGGCTGCCTTGCCATCCGACCAGTGCTCGCCGGGGAACGCCACGGAGACGTTCGGAAGCTGAGTGGTCGCGCCAGCGGCAACGCCGGAGAGAGGGAAGGAGCCAGTGTCGGGCGGGGTCATTTCGAGGTATCTCCTGGTGTGTGAGGGGTCGGCCGACTGGCCCTACTTGTCGTCCTTGCTCGCTCCGGCCCCGACGAGCGAACCGATGACGGACCGGCGAGCCTCCGGGGACGGCTCCGAGGTCGAGGGCTCACCGCCGCCGCCGAGACGGCTGGCCGCGATCTCCTCGGCAGTGAAGGTGTGCTTGTCCTTGTCCTTGTCGTCCTTGCTGCCCTCGGCGTCGGGCTTGACGCCGGTCAGCGCCGCCAGCTCCTCGAGCCGCGCGGTCCAGTCCTCATCGGACAGCACCTTGGCCTGCTCGTCGAGCTTGGCCTTGACGGTCTCTGGCAGCTTGGCCTTGAAGGGCTCGCCGACCTTCGAGAGGCGCTCCGTGGCGAGAGTCGCAGAGCGCGCGGTCTCCTCCAGGGCTTCCTTCTCGGTCTTGATCTGAGCCGCCTCGTCTACGGCGGCCTTCTTCTCGACCTCCAGCGTCTCGACCTTCTTCTCGAGGTCGGGCACCTTCGAGGCCGAGTCCTCGGCCGTCGCGAGCTTGGGCTCCAGTTCCTTGAGCTTCGCCTCGGCCGCGATGAGCTCCTGGTAGCGCCCGTCTTCGATTTCCATGGTTCGCTTTCCTCCGCGTGGTTTGGGCTTTGCGCCTGGAGTCTTGTGTACGGCCTCGTGGAAAGCGGCGACCTCGTCCTCAAGAACTTCAAGGTGAGCGGAGGGAAGTGCCCCCTTGACGCCCCGCGATCCGAAGATCAATCCGGTCCCGGTGAAGCAGACGTTCCGTAATATACGAGCGGCCCGAGCGCCTTCCTCACCCTTGAGATGGACGCACCACTGCGCCTCCTCAGCGCCGCCGGGCAGCTTCGGGAACACCTTGCCGCAGACCGAGCAGTCGTAGTGCGTCGGCAGGCACTCCATCGACTGCATCAGCGTCCCGGACTTGTAGTTCTCTGCGATCTCCTCGGCGACCTCGGGGAAGCGGTGCCTCCACACGCCGATCGTGTTGTCCAGACGCGCGTGCTCGACGCCGCCCTCCTCGGGCAGGACGAGCTTCGTGTCCGCGATAAGCCCGACTGCCGTCGAGGGATCGTGCATCACCGAGACGGGCATGAAGTTCGGCGTCAGGCTCTTGATCGCCAGCTCGTCCCCGGCCCACATCGCGCCGTTGAGGTTCGGCTTGTCGCCCTCGACGTACTGGCCCTGGAGCCACAGGATGTTCGGGTTCGGCGCGACCGTCTTCATGTGGTTGGCGAACGCGAACTCCTCGATCTCGGTTTCGGCGGGCTCGAAGGGCGTGACGGGCGAGACGAGATAGAGATGGTCGCCGCGGAAGAACGAGAACGTCTTGGGCTTCACGGCGGTGACGGCCACGCCACCTAATCTACGACCAGGTGTCCGGGATCGCCTTGTGAAGACCGAGCGCCTTGGCCCGCTTCTTGATGTGCGCCTTCGCGGCCGCCGGGTCCTTCGCGTTGCCCGCCAGCCGGATCGCGTTGGAGAGGTCCCCGGCGTGGTGGATCGGGAACGAGCCGTCCGGCATCGCCGCCCCGGAGCTCGCCGCCTTCTTGCGCTCGGCTGCCGAGAACGTGCGCGCCGTCTCCGGCAGGCCGGCGAGAAGCTCGACCGGCAGGCCGGTCGCCGTCTTCGTGGGCAGCGTGGCCCCGTAGCGCGTGTCGGCCATCTCCTGCACCGGATCTCCGGACAGCGGGAACGCGCCGCAGTTGATGCACGTGTCGTTCGAGGCCGACTGCACCGTCCCGCAGTTCTTGCACTTGACCTTCTTCTTCTTCTCGGCCATGTCACTTCCCCGTGGTCGTGATGTCGTGCCACCAGGAGCCGAGCACGTACGGAGGCTTCGGGGGCGGGGTCATGCGGGCACCGGCTCGCGCTTCACGGGACCCACGTCGAAGCCCCACTTGAACGCCGTCTCCTGCGCGCCGGTCGATGAGAACTCCGGCGTGCGGAAGCAGAACGCGCGCGCCATGATCGCGTCCTCCGTGTTGCGCCCGACCAGCATCGACAGGCCGGACGCGAGCCGGATCGCCTTGATCTCGTCGATGATCTCGCCGGGGTTCACCGGCACGATCGTGATCGGCCCCTCCATGAAGCACTCGTCCGGCCATGTGTCATTGGCGATCTCCTCGATGGCCCGGCGCTCGAAGGCGGAGAGGCGACCCTGGCTGGCGTCGGCGTACTCCTCGAGGATCGCCTGGGTGAGCTCACCAGCGCGGTACGTGACCTCGCCCTCGACGAAGGCGCGCACCGTCTCGCCCGCGTTGCGCTGGATGACCTTCGTGGGATGCGCCGGGTCCTTCGATGTGCCGGGTGGCTGGGAGCCGGGCGCGCCGTTCGCGCTGGACGCACCGGGCGGGCGTCCACCACCATTGTCCTGTGGACCGCCGGACGCAGAGGAGAACGGAACGGTGCCCATCGCCGGGGTCATCGTCCGATCGTCCGACTTCTCACGCTTGCGCTCCGCGACCTCGGCGTCATAGTCGTAGCCCGCCGCGGCGACGGCGCTATGACGGGAGATGTCGCCTCGGTCGCGGAGCTTGAGCACCATATCGGTGAAGAACTGGAGGCCCTGGAGGACGATCTTCGGGAACCACAGGTCGGCCGCGCCGGTCTGGAAGCTCGCCGTGTTGCGCTCCTCGATCTCCTCGTAGATCCCGTTCTCGACGTGACGCTTAAGGATGCCGCGGTCCGAAGCCACGACTCGAGACAGGATTTCCGTGTCCGTGAGGACCGACTGGCCGCCGCCGCCCGTGTCGCCCTCGCTGAACTCGGGCAGCCGGAGCATCGCCATCGCGATCTTGCGACCCAGCAGCTTGCGCTTCTCCGCGTTGAGCATCTCGTCGAGCTTCGGCGTGATGACCTCGATGCTGAGGCGGTGGTCGCCGATGATCGCGCCGGTCGATCCGGACCGCCGGAGCTGCTCGCGCAGGTTGCTGATCTCGGCAGGTTGGGCGGGGCGCTGGTCGGTGCCCTTCTTCGCCACGACGAGGAAGTTCGCCCCGCCCTGGAGCAGAGCGTAGTCCATGATGTTCAGCATCCGCTTGGCCTCGACGAGCGCGAAGTTCCGGGTCAGTAGCGGCCGGGCGTAGCGAGCCGCACCCTTCGGGAACGTGGAGCGGTGCACCATCGTCGGGTTGAGCAGGTATAGCGTGCCGCCCTGCGCCGCGTCGGTGGACTCGATGTACGTCGGAGCGTCCGTGTTGACGCGGACCTCGCGCACGAGAAGCGTGGTGAGCACCGGGTCCTCGCGGCGCATCTCGGCCTTGCGCGCCGCGGTGGTCTGCGGCGAGAAGAACTCGCGCAGCCAGACCTCCTGCGAGCCGGTCAGCGGCGCGTAGGCGAGGGTGCCGGTGGCGAACATGTCGTTGTCGAGCACCCGCACCTGCTCGCCCGGCAGCACGCCGACCATCGGCATGATGATGTTCCGGGTGCGCTGGCGGTCCGAGCCCTGCGGCTGGAACTGGAGCGGCTTGGACATGAACGCGTGGACCGACGTGATCGACGCCGTGATGAGGAGCTCGCGGTACATCTCCTGCAACACGCGGTACAGGTTCATCTCGCGCGCGATCTTGTCGAAGGCGGCGACGGTGACCTCGTCGACGTGCGAGTGCCGCCATCCCTCGCCGCACGCGAGCGCGGTCATCGAGCCGATCGTCGCGCCGACATCGTCGTCCTTCTCGGCGAGGTCGCGGGCGAGCATCATCTCGTCCTGGATCGTGCGCGGCACCTTGAACCGCGCACGAGCCAAGAGGGAGCCGCCCGAGCCCTGGAAGCTGGTCATCTGCGAGGACTGGTTGACACCGAGCATCGAGGCGTGCTCCTCGACGTAGGTCATGACCGCCTCGTCGGGGAGATCGGTCTCGTTGACGACCATGCCTCGGCCGACAACTTGGCCCTCCGGCAACGGGCCGCGGCTGGGAGCGTCGACGCCGGGCGGGAGGAGGAGCTCGGCCACGCTCCTAATCTACGACGAAAGCCGGACTAGAGTCCGATCCGTGGTCCTTAGATCGTGAATCGGGGGACTTGGGTCGGCGGTTCGGGCTCTTAGCCCCTAAGCTCGCGCTAAGAATCCACAGGTCGGCGTGGTCCGCCCCGCCCACAGCGACCACGACTCAGGGAGAGCCATGAAGTCCCTATTGGCCGTCGCTGCCGCGTTGCTGGTCCTGCCAGCGGCGTCCGCGTCGGCCACGAAGCATCACTCCGTGCACCACGTTCGCGTGGATCACAAGGTGACGATCTGCCACATCCCGCCGGGCAACCCCGCCAACGCGCACACGATCTCGGTCGACGCGTCGGCGGTCCCGGCCCATCTCGCGCACGGCGACTACCTCGGCCCTTGCAAGCCGACGCCACCGCCGTGCCCGAAGACCACGACACGTGGCGTCACCACCGACCCGTGTCCGCCCAACCCATGCCCGCCGATGGACAGTCGCGTGGCGCTACGCACGATGACGACGGACTGTCCGCCGCCGCCGTGCACGAAGGATTGCCCGCCACCACCCTGCAAGCACGACTGTCCGCCGCCGTGCGTGCAGTGCCCGCCTGGTCCGCCCGGTCCTCCCGGACCTCCCGGACCGCCTGGTCCTCCTGGGCCTCCCGGCACGCCCGGTGCCCCCGGTGCGCAGGGTCCCCCCGGTCCGCAAGGCCCCGCTGGTCCCGCTGGGGCGAATGGGACCAATGGTACGAATGGGACCAACGGCACCAACGGTGCTCCCGGCCCTCCTGGTCCCCCCGGACCGACCGGTCCCGCTGGCCCGCGTGGTCCGCGTGGTCCGTCCGGTAAGTCGGCGACCTGTGTCAGCCGCCGTCAGTTCAACGTCACGCTGCCGATCGGCTTCAAGGGCCACAAGCGCGTGATCGCCTGGGTTGCCAGCACTCGCAAGGTGCTGCCCGTGCTGCCCGGCCGCCGCGTCCACATCTCGTTCGTGGGCATCCACGCGCGCGCTGGCCGCGTCGTCGCCGTGGCGATCTGGGGCCACCGCAACCGCCAGGGCAAGCGCCCGAGCCTGCGCAGGATCTACACCCTGTGCACGAAGGACGGCGTCGGGCAGTTCAACGTGCCCGGCCACTAGCGCAAACACGGAGGGCCGCCCCGAACATGGCGGCCCTCCGCAAACGCCCCCGGCGGGCTGAGCGCCGCCGGTACCTATTCACCGTCTTGATGAGGGACGGTTGGTTCTACCGGCCGCGCGCCGCGTCGATCCAGATGTACGGGATCGCCGGGAACAAGCGCAGGGCGGGTAGGTCCACGTGGGTCGTTGTGTTTGCCTTCGCCTTGCGCCAGACCGTGTAGTTGATGACGGACATCAGTCGTCGTTCTTGGCCGACTTGGACTTCGCGTCCGCCGCTTCGGCCTCCTCCGCCTCCTCGGCGGTCATGAAGGTGGTCGCGCCCTCGCCGGGCTCTATCGGGGTGACGTTCGTGTCCGGGGTCACCATGTTGTGAGCGTTGCTGCCGTCCGGCTCCGTCACGCCCTCGTCGCTTGAGGTCGTGGTCTTCTCGTCCTCGTCGTCGTCGGCCTTCGCGGTTCCGGTGCGTGCCTGGGGGGACATCATCGCCTTTCGTCGGAGGGTCTTGCGCCTACTAGGTCTACCGCATACCCGCGATCAGGGCGAGCCGATCAGGATCGTGTACGCACGCGAGACCTTCGTCGCGTCGCGATCGAGGCGCTCGATCTCGGTGTCGAGGTCGCGGAGCTGGCAGCGGCGGTAGTGCAGGTGATCCCACAAGTCGGGATCGAAGTCGCGCTTTGCCGCCTCGACCGACTCGTTGGTGCGGCCGCGGACCATGCCCTCCCAGCCGGTCATCTTCGCCCAGCGACTCTCGAGGTCGTCGAGCGCCTGCCGCGCGTCGAAGCGGATCGCGTTCATCTCGCCCGACCAGAACGCCGAGACCAGCATGAACGTCCCGAGCTCATCCGCAAACTCCGATCGCGGTTTCTCCGGGTCCTGCACAGGGACCCGGAGGGTCAGCGCCACCATCAGCGGATCGGTGGCGGTCTCGGTCACAGCGCCAATTCGAGCACGGGCTGGATCTGGTCCTGCGCGAGCGCCCGCTCCATTTCCTCGGAGTGGTAGACCATCGCCATCGCCCGCATCGAGTCGAGGATGTGGAAGGCGTTGGGCTTGCGCTGAGCCCCGGCGAGCCGCTTGACCCGCTGCTGGGTCTCGGCCTGCATGTCGCGGGTGATCTCCGTGTCGAAGGGGAGCAGCATCTTGCGCTGGTCGACGAACTCGCGCAGGTAGCGGGTGCTCGCTTCGATCATCGACATCATCGTCACGTAGCGCGGCAGACCGGTGTTCGGGTCGGTCTCCTCCACGACCGCCTGGCCGAGATGGTCGCGCATCCGCCCGCCAGCGTCCGTCGTGACCTGATCCTTGTCGACGTGGACCGGCACCTTGGCGTTGAAGAAGTAGCCGCGCGTGACTTCGAGCAACCGCGGCGGGACCGCCTCGTCGTCCTCCATCTCCTGCCACATCGGGAAGCCGAGCCCGGTGATGTCCATCCCGAAGCCCTTGAGGTTCTTGTTGTACGTGCGGAAGATCGCGTACAGGGCCTCGCGGATCACGCGCGTGCGGAAGCGCTCGAGATGGATGCGCCGCACGAGCTTGAGGCGGATCACGCCGTCGTGCTTCTGCTCGGACCACAGGGTGATGACGGTCGGCGACTCGGTGAGGCCCACGTCCATGCCGCCCCACACGTTCTTGAGCCCCATCGGCAGGTCGAGCAGCTCCGCGATCGGCAGCCCCATCTCGTCGAACTCCTCGGCGCGGAGCAACTGGTACAGGTACTCGCTCTGGTTGTAGAACGACTCGCGCTCCTGGTCGAGGCACGCGACGAGCCGCGCGGTGACGAAGAACGGGCTCGCGGGCGCGCCGGGCTCGCCGTAGATGTTCCGACGATAGTCGCCGTTTGACGTGCCGCCGTAGGCCGCGATCGCCGCCGCCTTCTCCGCCGCGCACCAGCCGGGGCGCTGGATCGCCGTGACCTGCACGATCCGGAACGAGCCCTCCGTGGCTCGCTTGGCAAATCCGGACCCGCGCTCTCCGGAGTGCACGCCGTAGAAGTGGTAGCTGAAGTCGGGGTTTCCGTCGATGTCGACGTGGTCCTTGAGCACCGTCTCGTGGACTTCGGTCCAGCCCTTCTCCGGGTAGTCCTGGCCCTCGTCGACCATCAGGTCCGGCTGGTGCTGGCCCTTGACGCCCGTGCCCGTCAGCCGCGGAATGCGCCCGACGATCTTCGTCCCGTCGAGGAAGTCGACGCCGAAGGGCCGGTGCGTGAAGCCGGTCTTCCCGCCGCGCATGTCGAGGAACTGGCGCGTGAGGCGCAGCGACCGGATCGTGTCCTCGATCGCGTCCGTCAACGGGAGCAGGTGGATGAGCTCCGGGGCGGTTACGAGAAGGTTCTCTCCGATCCGCCTGAACGTGTGCGCGACCGACTTCCACTTGATCGACTCGGTCTTGCCCACCGATCGGGCGCACGTCGCCCCGGCGTAGTTGTCGTCCATGCGGAACAGCGGGTACTGGTAGTCGCGGACCGTGTAGCAGCCGCCGTAGTCGCGGTTGTTCGGGTCGTCGCCGAGCAGCTCGGCGCAGTGGACGGGGTCGCAGAGCATGGCGTAGAGGAGGTAGTCGTCCTCGTCGAAGGTCCACGTCCCTTCGGTCTCAGGCAGCGGGCTACGGCCGGGCTTTCCCTGGTCGTCGACGAAGACTCCTAACGAGGCCATAGCGTTCCTTGAACTCCAGTCGTGACTTGCCGGGGTGTCGCGAGGGGGGTGTCGCCTGGGTGTCGTGAGGCTACGACACCCCCTACACCCCCTACACCCTGACGGATCGGCTGGCTGCCAAAGACGCGCCTGCGCTGCGTGTGCAGCCCGAGCATTGCCCCGGCCAAGTCCTCGCGCGTGTATGAGTAGCGGTGAACGAGGCCCACCGCCACATCGTTGATCGTCACCCTGCCATGTGCCAGCGCCATCGCCGCCGCTGCCGTGGTCGCGTGGTACTCGCGCGCCACCAGCCAGACGAGGTCTACAGGCGGCCGACGAACACCCTGCCTTTCTCCTGAGCCCATTCCTGGTCTTTCGCTTCCAGTCGCGCGAGCTCACCTTCGGCCCACTGGATGATCGAAACCTCGCTGACGCCCTCGTAGAGCCGGTCCTCGTCGTCGGCGTTTCGCAGCACCCGGATCTTCTGGCGCAGCGCCATGCTGAACTCCTCGTACGCCTTGGTCCGCGCCGCGATGTGAACGCCGCGAGCGTGGGCCGCGCGCTTGAGCATCGCGAGGTACTCGGCGAGGTTCTGCCCGGAACTCGAGTCGCGAGTTTTCTTGTCGATGCCCAGCGCCTTCTCGAGCGCCCGGATCTCGCCAGCCGCGGAGGCAATACGCGTCGACGCGGTGGCCGCCTTGCCCTTGACCGGCGACGTGAGATCCACCTGGGCGCGGTACATGGCGATGCCCTGGGACAACATCGCACCGAGCAGGATCAGGTCGTTGGTCCGCGTGAAGCCGTAGTCGATCTCGTACTTCTTCTTGGCGTCGTTCCACATGTCGACCTCGTCCTGGTTCTCCAGTTCGAGGCGTCCGCCGCCGGGCAGCGCGACCTGGAAGACGACCGGCGGCGCTGGCGCGGTCGGCGGCGGCGTGGACGTGGTGAGCGGAGTCTTAGGTGGTGAGGCCAAAGGGGTACTCCCGATCGAATTGGGGCCAGAGGTCGTGCTCGGCGACGTAGTCCAGCAGGCCGACCGGAAGCGCCTGGCGGATGATGCGCCGGACCCTGTTCGTGTGGCGGCGGTGGTGGTACTCGCAAAGGCAGACGGCGAGTCGCTCGTCCCAGAGGTCCAGACCGCGGCGACGGAGATCCTGCTGGCGGATGCCGTGGTGGACCTCGATATTGCGCAACTCCGGTCGGAAGCTCGGGTCGATGTCCTGGTCCTCCGGCAGCCGGAGCCCGCACATGACGCAGCCTCCGCGCCGACCGTAGATCCGCCACTCGGCCGGGCTCATGCGTACTGGCCGTAGAGCCGCTCGTACGCCGCGTCCTTGAACGCCTGAATGTCCTCCTCGGTGAGACGGCGGACTCGCGTGACGCGGACGACCATCATGATCTCGAGCTTCTTCGGTGCCCACCGCCGCTTCATGTACGCAAGGAACTCCTCGTACGTCTCGAAACCCTCGGCCTTGAGGCCCTCGGGGCTGATCGCCGACAGCGGCTCAAACCACGGGGTGTCCGCCCAGATCACGTCGGTGAGCACCAGCCCGTCAGCGCGATCCGTGTAGATGATGCACGGCCCCGGCGGGCGGCCGGGTGGCCTCGCCCTCCATGCTGCGGGGGCGTGGTGGCGGATCTCCGTCTTCTCGCCCGCCAGGATCGCCAGCCGGTCCGCGTGCGTCGCCGACATCCGCCGCGCGCCGATCGTCGCCGATATCGGAGTCCCCTTGTGCGAGAGCGGAGCGTCAACGACCTGGGGCATGGGCGTGCACCAGGAGGGCGGTGATGACCTTGTCCTGCTCGACGCCGATCGTGCACAGCGGCTCAAGGCGCTCCAGCGGATCGGTCTCGCGGATCGGGCACGCGACGCAGGATGAGGCGTCGTGGTCCTTGATCGGACAGGTGATGCCCTCGTTGTAGAGCTCGCTCTCGTCGCGCATGAGGGCAGCGAGCCTGACGTTGAGTTCCTCTGGCCCGAGAAGATCAACGAGCCGTCCGACGCGGGTTACGTCCGGTCCCGCGGCCTGGGTGTCGACGGAGCCCTCGAACCAGTTGGCTTTGACCGTCACGCCGAGCGTGAGCGGCAGCCTCGTGAGCGGTTCGTGGTGGCTAGTCGTGAGGTCGTCATGTCGTGCTCCCTATGCCAAGACTCCGTCGATTTCTCCCGCGAGCTCGACGACGAGGCCAGCCAGCCTGTTGTGGTCGTCGGCGCGCGCCCACAGCGTAGCGACGGGACGGGTCCAGCGGCAGGCCGACACGCGGACACGGCCCGCACTTTCCGCCTGAATCGAAATCGACCAGCCGTCCTCGAGCGCGAAGTGGTAGCAGCGCGCGTGCATGTAGGCGAAACGGCGGCCGAGGATCTCGCCGACGCGCACCGCGATGGCGTACATGTGCTCCGGGCTGGGCATGGGCGCGTAGTTCCTCATCGCCGTAAATCGTTGCACGAAAAGCAGACGACTTCAGTCCGAGATTACCGATCCGTCACATCTCGTCGACGGGATCGGGCTCCTCGACGGGTTCGGTGCCTCTCGGGCTGAACGCCACCAGCACTTCGCGCCCCGTGTAGAGGTAGGCGCGTGGGCACTCCTCGCCAGAGCAGACCACCGGAACGCCGGAGTGCATCCGCGGCTCGGAACCGCACGGACAGGCGACCTCGACTTCGTCGGCAGCGACGTGCAGCCAGAAGTTCCCAGGGATGACGATCGAGAACGGCGCGACCATCGCGGGCAGGTTCGCCACGTGGCTGAACCGCGTGTGTCGCAGGCCGCGGCGCTCCAGTTCGATCGCCTCCATCAGCGGTTCGCGGTTGCGCTTGAGGCGGTCCTCGCGCCAGCCGCGCATGTACTCCTCGACGAGTTCGGTCAGCCGGTCGTTCAGCATGTCGCGCGTTTGACCATCGCACGCAGGGAGTTGGCGTGTAGGCCGAGTTCCCGCACTGTCCGTTCTTCGCCTGCGATCTCGCAGCACTCGGTAAGTGCCCGATCGCGACTTACTTTCGCGCGCTCAAGTGCAGACTCCAGTTCCAATATGCGCTCTTGGGATGCTCGAGCGAGCTGGAGCGCCTCGAGGGCGCGAGCCTCAGCGGTCATTGACGGGACAGACGAGCGCGTGAAGCTGGAGGGCGGAAACGCTTGCCGTCTCGGTGACGGGTCTCAGGCCCTCCTCCGAGTCGACGTACCGCCCCGGCCCGGCCGAGACCTCGTGAACGTCGAAGGCACCCTTCGACCCGTCCGGCAGGTCCCTCCACACGATGTCCGCCCCACACCCGTGACAACTCGCCTGCGCCATTAGTCCGACTCCATGACCACGTCGATGATGTGCTCGACAGGGACCTCGACGAGGCCGATGCCCTTGCCGCCGTTGATGTGCACGAGGCTACCCGTCACGGAGACCCAGCGCACTGTGCCCTTGAGCCACTCGTGCACGCAGGGCGGCGACACGAGATGGAAGATGAACTTCTCCTTCTTGGCCCAATAGAAGCGGAGCATCTGGGCCTGCGCCGAGGGCGTCATCTCAAGCCAGGCGTTCGACGCTTCCTGCTGCGCGTTCATGTCGGCCATCCTACGTTTCGGTCGGACGGAAAACGGGATACGGCGGGTAGATGTACCACTCGTCGCCGACCCTGCCGTAGAGATCGCCGTCCGCGGCGAGCACGAAGACCATCTTCGGCGTGACCTTGATGCCCGTGCGCTCCTCGACCTCCTCGCGCGTCAGCGAATCAGCCATAGCGCGCGGCCGGGCGAGGACGCTGGCGCACAAGGCAGATGTTCTCGACCCCTGCCTCCACAATGAACGACGGCGTGCCCATACCCAGACCGTTCATCCGCACGGCGATCGGCTCCAGTCCATTGAGCTCGACGTGCGCGATCGTGCCGGTGTAGACCTGCTCGTACCCGGCGCGCTCGCGGAACGGCTTGCCGCAGCACGCAAACCGGCAGGCGTCGACGACCAACTGCACGATGAGGCCGTCGTTGAGGCTCGCCTCCACCAGGGCGATCTCGTCCACGTCAAGCATCGAGCAGCCCCATGCGGATCAGGCATTCCTCCCACGTCTCGCCGGGACGCCGGAAGACGCGCATCTTGCCGCGCCGTGTCGTGAACTCGATGACGTAGTCGTCGATGACCTGCACGAGCTCGGGCTCGCCGACGTACTCGCTGTCGAGGCGCTCCAAAAGCTCGACTGAAGGCTTGAGATCCATGAGCTCCCGGAGCTTGGCCGCCTGCGTCTCGGCCTTGTCCGTGTCGAGCAGGTCGTTGATGAACGCCGTGGTCTTCGGGGCGGCGATCACCCTGCCGCCGGACATGTAGAGCGTCCCGTCCGGCACGTAGTTGCTCGACGACACGTTCACGCCGCCCATCTGCCAGTTCTGCCAGTCCGGGTGCGGGAAGTCGAAGTCACCCACTGACCGGAATCTCCTCCAGCACGCGGACGGAGCCGCCGGGGCCGGACGCCACGTCCGCGCACACGTACACGTGCACGTCATCGCGCGTCTGCTCGTAGCCGTAGCGCTCATAGCCGAGGTCCGCGGCCTGCACATGGTCAAGCGTCCAGTGGATCTCCCGGCACTTGCTGATCGGCTTGCAGTGACCGGCCCAGATCGTCTGCGGCCGGTCACTGTGGCGGATCGTGCCCTCGTCACCGTCGAAAGGCCCGCCCACCAGAACACAGCGAAAGAGCTTCACGCGACTCCAGTCTAGGCTCGTCGGCGCACGTCGACGACGAGCTCCTCGTACGTCTTGATGCCGCGATCCACGTCGAGGATGTCCTCAACCAACAGCGCCATCTCCTCCTCGAGGCTCTTGATCGTGGCGTCCTTGTCGGCCTGGTCGCGGATCTGGTCGTCCAGTTCGGCGATCTTGCGGTCCTGCGCGTTGGAGAACTGCTCCAGCTTGTCGACCCAGGCGACGAACGGCGGGGCGTGCTGCCCCAGCCGCTCGTTCAGCTTCGCCCGGTACGCATCGAAGTCCGGCATGTCACTCGGGGGTGATCTCAAGCTGCGGGATCTCGGGCGGCTTGGCCTTGACCGTCAGCACCCTGGACGAGTCGGCGTCGAGGATGCGGTACTTGCCCGCCTCGTCGATCGGCGTCAGACCGGGGTTCTCCTGGAACGCCCGCGTGAGCGCCGTCTTGCGCTGGGCGCGCGGCGGCAGTTCGACGGTGGCGATGTCCTCCCACGCCCAGACCTCCTCGTCATCCCCGTTCTTCCCCACGGGGCGGTACTCCTGGAGCGTGTAGTTGTTGTTCTCTGCCGGGGGCGTGGAAGCCATCACTGTCCTTCTGTTGGTTTGGTTTGCAACTCCGGGTCTGTTTCCTTCTCGACTAGCCAGCGGACCCAGCGCTCGCGCGGGATCGCGCCACGAGCCGCTTCCATGCGGTCCCACAGCCACTTCGGCATCCGAAGCGTCATCGCCTCCTGCGGCGGGGTTTCCTCAGCGTCCGGCATAGGCAGACTCTAGTTTCGACTCGGGCAGGAACTTCTCGGCGACGACCGTCATCGCCTCGAGCTCGGCGACGGCGTCCGGGCCATCCTTCTCCGCCATTTCGAGCAGCAGCGGCAGGCCGGTGTCGATGCCGCGCTGGGCTTCCTCGCGCGTGGCCTCGCGGCCCTCGGAGTACCACTCGACCAGCGTCGGCTCGCCGACGTGGAACAGCGGCAGGTGGTTGTGGACGTGGTAGCCCATCGACTGCGCGCGCGTGACCCAGACGACGATCACGCCGGGGTTGCGCTCGATCATCACGCCCGGCCCTTCGCCGACCGGCTTGTCGCCGAGCGCCTGGCGCTTCATGTACGGGCGCGCGAGGAACGGGCAGTTGATCGCCGACCAGCGCGAGCACTCAAGGTGCTGGGGCGGCTCGGCGCTGATCCGGTTCACGACGCACATGGGGCCGATCGTGAACGCCACGTTGGCTCCAAGCTGCCCGCCGCATACCCAGCACTTGCGATACCGGGTCGCCTCAATCGTCTTCTCCGGCAGCACGCGCACGAACTCCGGCTTGCCCATGCCGTCCGGCAGCGGGTTGTCGTTCTCGTCGATCCACGTGACGAACCACGGCACCGGGTAGCCGCGGTTGTCGACCAGGAGCCTGCGCATCTTCGGCGGGAGCTCGGTCAGTTCTGGTCTGAGCAGTTCGGTCATTCGGGTCCCCTATCGGTCAATCACGGACTTCGGTTTCGTGTTCACGCGCCCGGCCAGCGTGGGCTTGCGGATCATCGCCTCGGCGGTGCGGCGCAACTCGTCGTCGGGCGGCAGCGTTTCGAGCATCTGGCCGAGCGCCTGCATCACCTGCGTCTCCGTGGAGCCGCCGCCGATGGTCAGCGCCTCGCCGAGGATCATCATCGCCTCCGTGCGGGTCAGATAGCGCTCGGGCTTGCAGCCGTACGGGCACTCCATGCCCTCGGCCACGCCCCACAGTCGGCAGATCGCCGGGCGGATCTCGTAGCAGGAGCAGCGCCCGTGCTGGTCGAGCATCGAGCACGCGGACACGCCGTTGCGCTGCACGACGTGGACGGAGCGGATGCCGGTCTCGATCCTCGCGCGCTCGCGGTTGGACATGGCGATCGGGCCGCACGAGTCGTAGCAGATGCCCTTGCACGGCAGGCTCGGGATGCGCTCGTACAGCGCGTCGAGGCGCGCGTCGAGACGCCGCGGGTTAGGGGCCATGCACGCCCCTGATCCGCGCCCACACCTTGTAGGCGTCCTTGGCGACGATGTACTGGACGTAGACGCGCAGCTTGAGCGGCTGTCCGCCCGTGAACGTCGCGTTGCAGTAGGCCAGCGTCAGGCCGTGCAGGCGGCAGTGGATCGGACCGACCTTGTCGTTCAGCGGCGGCGTCATCGGCCGCAGAGCGAGGTACGCCGCCTTGTCGAAGTTCGAGGGGACCATCGTCGTCCCGACGCCGCCCGTGTCGGAGAGCGCGATCGTGGCCGCGGTCCCGGCGATCGCGAAGACGCACAAGACCGCGACGAGAGTCTCGAGCTTGCGGCCGATCTGGTGGTGGCGGGTTCTCATGTGATCTCCAGGGTGAGGTTCGTGCCGGGGATGACGTTCGGGTTCGGCTTCGCGGTCTCGATCCACATGTGCTCGCAGCCGAAGGCGATCAGGGCGGCGGGCTGGCGCGCTGCTTCGGTGACCCAGCCCTTGTCGGTCTTACCGACGACGAGTACCTCCGGGGCCGGACCGAGCTTCGAGCCCTCGGCCGGTCCCCACGCGCGGTAGGTGGAGCCGATCGTCATCCTGCCCCCATCGCCGTGCAGCCGTCGACGAACGCGATGGCCTGCGTCTGCGTGTACGGCCCCCAGGTGCCACCACATTCGATGAACCAGCGCGCGTTGCCCACGTCCTGAGTCACGCGCCGCCACCCGGCGATCATGTTGTGCTCCTGGAGGCGATCGAGATCCTCGGCGATCTTGGCGGCGACCGATCTCACGAGCACTCCGCCAGCACGGCGCGCAACGTCGCGGCGAGGATCTCGAGCTGCATAAGGCGCGCAGCCCGAACCTCGGACTCCAGTTCGGCGATGTACGCCCACGGGGTCGGCGGGCCGACCAGGGCCGGGGGCAATGCACCCTCCAGCCAGACCGAGATCGCCTCAAGGTCGTAGCGCTCACGCGCGCGTGGGTGAACGAAGCTCACGGCCGCGCCCGCCTGACTGCCGACTTCGCCACGAACGGTGCCCGCTCGGCGGTGATGTCGTGGTAGCGCTTCTGCGCGGCGTGCTGCGCAGAGCGCCAATCGAAGGCGTCCACATGGAACGTGTAGCGGCCGATCTTCACGTCGAATCTCCGCACGCGCGTCATTGCATCGTCCCGTCGTCGCCGAGAGCGTGGATTTGCAAGTCGGAGCCGTGGGACTTGAAGATCGCGCGCAGGTGCATGAACAGGTTGGCGAGCGCCTCGCGGTCGTCGTCGTAGCCGTGCAGTTGCAGCCCGCCGCGCCCCTCGGAGTCGCTGTCGAGGAACACGATGCACTTCTCGTCGCCGCGCTCCGGGTGTGCGTCAAGCGCGTCGGTCATCGCGGCGCACAGCCGGGTCAGACGGTCGGTCGGTTCCTCGCTGCGGACCGGATCGGTGCTCATGCCGCCTCGTCCTCCATATACGCGCGCGCGTGTTCCATGTCGGTCAGCCCGTACAGGAGCACGTCCACGTCGGCGTGCAGCTTGGCCTCCCGGCGATCGAACCAGGCGACCGCGGCCTCGTGGCGGAGGCGGCGGTGCTGGCACCAGCCCCACACGACGACGAGGACGCCGAACAGGACGAGCGTGACGATCACCGGGAGGTCTTCCCATTCTCGCCGCGCCGGGCGTCGGCGACCGCCTGCGACTGCGCAGCAGCCTGCCGCCATGCCTCGGTCGAGGAGTGGTCGGGTAGCTGGCTCAGCGCGCGGCGCTCACTCAACTCGTCGCTGGCCCTGCTCGCCATCGTCATACCCACGATCAGCAGAACGAGGGAGCTCAGCAGGACCGCCCCCACCACTGCGACCGCGATGATCGCCAATGTCGACATAGCGCCCTTCTGCTCTGGCCTTGTTGAGGATTTCCTGGATCTGCGCAGCGTGGTATTTGGACTCCAACGCTCATTCTGCTTCCTGGGGCACTCGGGTTTCCGCGGGCTCCGTGTCCCACGGCGATTTGGCGTCGACGACGGCCACGACCTTCGCGTCCACGTCCATGCGCCCGCAACCAACGAGCCACTGGTCGGTGATGCGCCGCAGCCAGTCCTCGAGGACCGTCGCGTCGGCGTCGTCTGCGTGCCGGACTTCGACGGTGATCGTGAACACGGTGTTCACGGGGCCACCACTTCGAGCGACATCAGTCGCGACTTCGGAGCTGCTTCAAGGAGCTCTGGTAGCGCTTGATCTTCGATCCATGTCGCCAGCAGCGCGTCGAGATCCGCTTCGGCGCTGTGCTCGATGGTGACCGCCAGCAGTCGCGTCGTCGTAGTCGATGATGTTCCAGCATCCGGCATCTGCGCATTTCCCCTCCGTGTTCGGGTGCGGCCGGTCGCGCGGGATGCGCCGCCAAGCGCATCTCTTTCCCAGCGCGACCGGCCATGTAGACGATCTCATTGATATCAAATGATGTCAAGCCACGTATCCCCGGAAAATGCGGGCAGAACGACGAGAGGCCCCGCCGTGACGGGGCCTCTCGTGTCGCTGCAACGGCTCGCGTCCGCTAGCAGACCTTGAACGGCCGGGTGAACGCCAGGTGCTTCCCTGACTTGAGGGTCGTCAACTGGACGACCTTCATGTACGCACCCGGAGTACCGACCATGCCGCGCAGATCGGCGGTCGCACGCAGGCGGCCACCGCTCGACTTGGCGTGGACGACCTTGCTGCGGAACAGCAACGTGCCCGACTTCGCCGACTTCGGCCAGACGATGTGGATCACGCGGCTGCCGTGACACGTCGTCGCCTTCTGGATCTTCGCCGTCGAAACTGCGGCGGGAGTCTCCACCTTGGTAACCGTGTTGGTCGCCGTCGTGGTGTTCGTCGCCGTCGTCACCGGCACCTGGACCACCTGGGCCGGGGTCGGGTTGCTCGGCGTCGCCACCGGCTTCGTCTCCGGCAGGTTGATGACGACCGGGCAATCACGCGGGTCCGGGCTGTTGGTGCCAGGAGCCAGCGGGAGTGTCGGGTGCGGACCCTTGCCGCAGTAGTAGTCCTGCCATCCCTGCTCCCAGGCGTCGAACTGCGCGGGCGTGAACGTCACGCTACGCAGCGACGACGGGGCGGCGAGGCTCGGCCGCAGCGTCCACGAGACCGGGAAGTCGCCCCGGCTGAGGACCGTCAGCAGGCCGATGCCCGGACCGGGAACGCCGCCATCGTCGATCCACGCCGTCGAATCCCCGCCGACCCGGAACAGGAACGTCTGGCCCTGACCGGGGATGTTGAACGGCAGGAAGTCGCCGCGCGCGTCCTTGACCATGTTGACGCGCTGGGCGTCATACGTGCCGGGATCGTTGCGCGGGAACAGATCGACGAACGTCGGCAGGATGCCGTCGAACGTCGGGGACGGGAACGCGTTGGGATCGGTGACCGAGGGGAACAGCGCGTTGCCGTTCGCGCCGGTCTCGAACGCGGGCCGCGTGTACCACGGCGTCGAGTCGTAGCCGAACGCGATCTTGAACGTGTTGAGCGGGTCGATGCTCGACTCGCCCAGGCCGACGACCTTCGGCGTCAGGACCGGGCGGTTCTTCGCGGAGACGAGCCCGCCGTCCTCCTGGTTGTAGGGCTTGTTCATCGGCACGATGTCGCGGTGGTCGCCGCTGATGCAGATGATCGTGTCGCCGAGGTCGACGGTTGCGTTCGGGCTGGTGAGGCCCGTGGCCGTCTGGCCGGGGTCGATGTCCGGATCGTTGTTGACCGTCCCGGTGTCGAATCCGTTGTAGACCTTGTAGCCGTCGGTCAGTGACGGGACGAGCACCTGGTCGATCGAGAACGGCGCGCCGTCATCGACCGTGATGTGCTCCTCCTGGGTGATGCCGACGAGGCCGAAGACCAGATGGCCGTCGACATCGACCGGCAGCGCCCGCTGCGTGAAACAGCCGGGCTCGAGGGTCCGCGGGTTGAGCCGGAACACGCCCGGCACCGGGTTGGAGATCGCGGGATCTCCTGGGACTGCCATTGCTGCCGCGGGGACCGCCAGGGCCATCGCAGCGACGCTCACTCCGAGCGCGAGACGGAAGCTCATGCTTCCCTCCTTGTGATTGGGGAACCGACTCGGCGCTGGGGCGACGCCGCGAGCCGACACTACACGCGCGCGGGGGAGGAAGTTCTGAAAAGCGGGGTAGTCCGTTCGTCCGCCCTGCATTTTGCGCAAAAACGGTTGTTCAGACTACGGTCGCAATCTGGGGCTGGGCCTCGAAGCCGGCTCGAGGCCGCGGCGCTCGCAAGTCAGGACTCCAGTCACAGCGGGTAGGACGGGGCCATGCTCGCCGACATCTCCAACAGCACGATCGAGATCATCCTGCTCGCCTGCATCCTGGCGCTGCTGTGCCTTGGCGCATACCACCGCCGCCTGTAACCTCGAACGGCGGGCCGACATGCGCATGAGCTCGGCCCGATATGGACCCCTGCCCATAGCAACGCCCCGCTCACCCCGCGGGGCGTTGTGCTTCTAGCGTTCGGCGAGGACGGCGAGGACGTTCTCGAGCGCCGCGTTCCAGCGCTCCAGCTTGGCCGCGTCGTCCGGCGGGTCCGTGTCGAGGACCGGGACGCGCAGGTGCTCGACCGCATCGGCGATCACGGGCAGCATCAGGTCGGCGATCACGTAGCCGTGCGACAGGTTGCGCTGGGCGGAGTGGCTGTCCAGCGCGGAGCCTTCGATCACGTCCTCGATCACGCGCTGGGCAAGGCGGGCGCGCAGCGTCGTCGGAAGCTGATGCACGTTCATGACCGGATCATCGGCCACGCGGCGGCGGCGCGTGAGCCGCGCATCGAACAAGCGTCCACCGCGGACCCAGCTCATGTCTCCACGGCGCGCCGGGTCAGCAGCAGGATCTCGGCGTCCTGGCCGAGCTTCGTCTTGCGCGTCTCGTGCGCCCACAGCCAGCCGCCCTCGATCAGCTCGACGACGCGCGGGCGGACGGCGTCCGGCGTTATCCCGGTGCGCTGGGCGATCTGCTCGCGCGTCAGACCGTGACGCCCGTGAGGGTCGGGGTGGCGCAGGGCTTCGATGATCCGGTGGCGCTGCGTGCCCTGGCGCGGGTAGTTCGCCAATGCCGCCTTGCGGGAGGTTTCGGAGTCGCGGGCGAACGGGCCGAGCTTTTTGGCGTCGAGGTCTGACAGCGGCGTCACCGACTCGGCCAATGCGAGCAGGCCCTCGAAATCGTCGCGGCCCAACGTGACGTGGGCGCGGCCGATCGTCACCGACTGGATGCCCAGCGCGTGAACCCTGGACGCGAGTCGCTCGATCTCACGCTGGTGCTCGGAGCTCACCCGTCGTCACCGAACATGGCGTCGAAGCACGGCTCGCAGACGGCGCTGATCTCATACTCGCGCCTGCCCGCCTCGGTGGTGAACGTGGGGTTCTCGCCGCAGCGGATGCACACGCGCTGCTCGAGCGCCTCCTGGCGCGTGCGGCCGAAGACCTGGCGGGCGACCGGGTCCAGCGGGTCGCTCACTCCGCGGCGCTCCGTGCCCTGACGAGCTCGGCGATCAGCTCATCGACCTGGCCGGGAGCGAGCAGAAACCTCACTTCGGCCCGTTCGGTGCGCTTGTTCAGCTTGCCGCCGATGTCGAGCATCACGCCGCGCTCCACGCCCTCGCCCAGCGCGGCGACCGCCACCGCCCCGAGCACATCGACCAGGATCGGATGCTCGCCATTGACCTGATCGAAGTCCTGGCCTGACAGCGGCGCGGGCCACGCGCGCCGGAACGGATCGCCCTGGCCGGGGCTCACCGCTTCCCCCTCGTCGCCACACACACCGCGCACGTGCACCGAGGGAGATGCTCCCGCGCGCCACGCACCGGCACCGCCCTCCGAGTCGCCTCCGCCTCCGGCACCACCGGAACCTCCTGGGAGAGCCCATGCTCGATCAGACGGATCAAAAACGCCGTTCGGGGCACCTGGCCGCGAGCCTCGTCAACCGCCGCCAACAAGCCGGGATCGAAGCGAAG